TTTTAAGTCGGAGCCGAAAGCGGGACTCGAACCCGCGACTTACTCATTACGAATGTATTAATCGGACACCGTTTAACTTTTTGTGTATTAATTAGTTATGATTGTTTTTCTGTTTTTAAAAAGGTACTTTTTTAGTAATTAGTTGGTTTATTTATTTTATCCATGACCAATTGTTTAAATGAAAAGTAACATCATCGCTTTTACCTTGCCTAACAATAAATATTCCCCCATTCCACATCTTAAATTTCATAGATATATATTTATTGGAAATACCGGCCATTTCTCTTGACACTAGTTTTTCTATATCATAAGAGTTAAAAATAAGATATTGGTTTTGAGGAAGATTGTCTTTTATAAATCTAACAACAATTACATAGAACATATTAGATACATTGTATCTACTATAGCTGTTTTTATCTATATTTACAGATAATGTATCATCGTCACATGAAGTGGTTTTGACTTGTATAAAGAAAAATCTTCCGTCTTTTTCTTTTGTTGCAGCTATGTCTACCCCATCATCTACTGTCATAGAAGAAGCGTTGAATCCTCTGAAAAGAAGTTCGCTCATTACTGCAAATTCCCCGCCTTTACCTATCTGTGAAGTAGAAATACCTTCAAACACGGTAATTGTATTATTATGTAACCCTATTTCATTCTTTTTACTATCATCTATAAAAAGAGATTTTTGTACTTCTTCTTTTTTTGCTTGTTTTACCTTGTCCGGCTTTATAGGGTTATCTGTAGTTTTAGGAGTTCTCAGCATATATATACCTTTCTTGTATCCTTTTTTCCCATTCTTTACCTTTGAAAATGTGGGTTCCTTTGAAACAAGTTTTACATCTGATGCAAGTCGTGAATTGATTTTTTTACGTATTATATCTATTTCAACATCCTTATATTCAGGTATTGCTGATTTGATATAATCAGAAAGTTCATTTACATGAATCTCTTTTTTGCCTAAATATTTGAAAGCGTCTTTAATTATTTCTTTCAAATCCACGTTCCCTTTATTTTCCATATTATATTATATAAAAAGATAAATTTTAGAAAAAAGGAAAAATATTAATCCTATTAATGTAATTGTGACTGCATTAGTCTTCGGGAATTTTTTATTTTCCTTAAAAACAATTCTATATATATAATCCCTTAATAACATAACTATACCTATACATGCTATCCATAATCTAAAATCACTACATGCCCTTCCAAGAGAGTAATCAAAACTGACATAAAAAGGTATTATTCCAGTCAATACTAACACAGATGAAATTAACAATAGTAAAATAATGAAGCATAAAATTAAAACCGAATAATAAATAACGTTTTTCATAATCATAATCTTAAACTACCGACAACTAAATTATAAGAACGAATATCCTCTTTAGGAATTGAGAAGTCTGGAAACTCGGGATTGTAAGAACGGCATGTTATGCAGTCTCCATCATCGTATATTCTCTTAATTACTACTCCCTGGGTTGTGTCAAGCACGTGCACCCTGCCCCATTGAAGGAACCGCTTTTCATTTACTTTTAAACATGCCACTTCATCACCGGCAAAGTATTCAGGCTCCATGCTTCTTCCTACTATACGTATTGTAAAATCATACTTAGGGAAAGCACTGATAACCGGAACTTCTTCACACTGGTATTCCGTTACTCCTTCTATTGTCTCAGTCAAAGTTCCGGCAGCAGCATCGTATGGTATACGTGGGCGAGTATTCTTATTTCTTTCATCCACAGAAGAAGACTTCATTTCGCTTATTTTAATCATTTCTCCTTCTCCTGTCAAAAGCCATTTAGTGCTTAAGTCCGGATAAACACAGAGAATCTTCTGTAACTTATCAGCACCAATTCCCTTTGATATATTATTTACGAAACCATTGCTAAGGCCAACTGATTTTTCAAACCTGCTCTGGCTCAACCCTTTTTCTTTAATAAAAGCTACCAGCCTTTCCTTTACCGTACACATACTGTAATATAAATTAAAGTTAAAATACAGAAATTTCTCTATGTTTATTATTCATATTACAGAGATTTCTCTAAATTTGCACCAAGTAAGAAGGTAGGTAGGTAACAAGATGCAAATAAAAAAGAAGCGGCTACATAGTAGACACTTACACAATCTCTTAATACAAAGATAGCAATTTCTTTTCTGTTTGCATCAGTAAACTATAAAAAAATGGATAGAGTAACAGTAGAAGATATTAAAAAAATAGAGCCTGGCACATCAATGACCTGGACGCTTCCTCCGAACAAATGTCTGTCTGCAAAGAATCTTGCATACGAATGTTCATTCAGGAGAGTAAACCCACGTGTAATGAAATACAAAGTATCCCTGAACAGAAAGGAATCTAAGATAACCATCACTGCAATACCATTAAAAACTGAATAATATGATGAACAGAATTTCTAAATCATGCCTGATACTGGTTGTAGCGGCATTATCAGTATTTATCCTGTCCAACCACAAGGACTATTCATCCGAGATAGTAGAAGGAATCAGCGACAGCGCACTTGAATCAATACGCTGCAAAATCGGCCATGATGCCGGAAACGCGGAGATTGCCAGAGAATACCTTAACAATAAATCATTTTACGATGCTCAATGAGACAGCAATATTCCTTGCCATGAATGACAAGACTTTCGGCCTTCGCGAATCCGCATCCATTGTAGGAGGAATGAAAAGGCTTTCGATGCTTCTTGATTCAGGCAAGATAAGATACAGCAAGAAGAGCGAAAAGCAGAATGCCAAGCTATTCTGCAACGCATGGGACGTTCTTAAGCACGCATCAATAGAACGTGCAAGAGCAGGACGGCCAAGAACAGACGCCTGTTAGTTCAACGGATAGAACGGAAGTTTCCTAAACTTCAGATCCGGGTTCGATTCCCGGACCGGTGACTATAAAAAAACGGTCTTTGACATTCTTAAAATAAAAATGTGTACCAATAAAGAAATGTTGCTTAGCGGAAACGCGGTAATGGCATCCGGGCTTTTTGGTACATTAACAAGTCCAATTTGCTTTAGATTATAAAAAAATGGCTGGGTATGTCCCTTAAAGACAAGGTAACGCTTGCGGCACCCCTTGTGGTAAGATTCCACCGGAGAAATCCGTGACAGGTTTAAGCCTTCGAAGGGGACAGATTTTGTCCATAGTATGAGTGTTTTTCATATTAGATTTAGTTTTGGTTTGATAAATACATTCACTCCTGTGAAGGCCTGAATGTATTTCAATACCGGACCGTTAGCTCAGTCGGTCAGAGCAGCAGACTCATAATCTGAAGGTCCACGGTTCAAGCCCGTGACGGTCCACGTTCGTGAGAATAATTAATTCCGTTTTATGTTTATTGGTAACACAACTATCGGCAGAGCCTGTATTTCAATGGTAGAATAACGGTTTTTCCGTAGATAAGAGTTCGATTCTCTTCGGGCTTTCTAAAGCTTTTTTATTATTAAAAACTAAACCAAGGGAGCCGTACACCCTATAAGCGTAGCCAATCCAAGGAAGCGGAGGTAGGCTGATTTTCCGAAGGGGTCCACCGAAAGGTGAATGGGTTCGAGTCCTATATCAGCCACATCGAAAGCATTTTTTTATGAATTGCGTATGAATACGCCAGGGCACTTGATTGTCGTATGCGTTGGGAATGCGTTGGGAATGCGTTACGGTTGATGCGTGTCTGAGTATGTCAGGCGGCGGCTGCGCAAGCAGTGTGCACCGTGGAAAAGATGGCAAACACACCGTGCAAGACGTCCCGCAAGACGTCCCGCAAGATGACGGCAAAAGACAGTGTCTGCGAGCTAGTAAATACGCGTTAATAAAAAAAATGACAAAGAGAAATCAATAGCGGATTATTTTTTTAATGCGTCCGCTAAATGGGTTTGCTGTACACTTTCGCCAAAAATACTTAGCAAATGCTAGCAATTGCTACCATTTGCAAGCTTTTGCCAGATTTGCTAGAAGTTGCTTTCAATTGATAGAATTCTATTAAATTTTGAATGATACAAGTCAGATTAAAATTAAAATAATCATCTGATTTACATACAGTTAAGAAATAATTTTAGCAAACGTAGCAAATGCTAGCAATTGCTACAGATAATGATATATAATATATATGAGTGTATATTATTATCCCCTTTATATTCCCCTTAGAAATTTCAGCTTGTCAGGATTTACCTGACAGGCTTTTTTTATAACCAAAATTCAGTCTTATGGAAGAAAAAGAAAAAACGATTCTGCTTTTCGGAAGCTCCTCAAAAGGAGATCTTGTAATTGTTCAGAGACCGGAGGAAAATAATTCCTACCTCAATGAAAAGATTCTGATTCTTGACGAATCACAGCAAAACCAGTTAAGGAACTATCTAAACCAAAAAATTAAATCAAATGAGTAACGTAGCATTGAAATTAAGTGAATTCCAGAAGTACAATGCAGAGAACATTCTGGATTGTGAAGCGGTAATGGAAAAAGTCGTAGAGGTGTACAACCTGATGCACGGAGAAGGCGGTGAAGCTTTCTTCGAACGGGAAAGACAGAACTTTCAGAAGATTATCTCAGAAAGAATCTACCTTAAAAAGTGCACGGCATTTTCGATTTATACCAGCATCATCGACCTGTCTGTGTATAATCTGTCAGTAGAACCCGGAGCACAGGCAACTGCATACCTGATTCCGCGAAATGTGAATATCGGAAAGGGTACTGACGGTAAGGACGTATATGAAACACGATGCACCCTGAAGATTTCCGGTTACGGTGAACTTGTCATACGCGCGTCTGCCGGTCAGATTCTATATGCTGACAATCCGATCGTTGTATATGACAATGACGAATTTTCCTGCTCGGTCAGCGGAGAGAAGAAAAGCGTTGAGTACAAGTGCAACCTTCCGCACAAGGGGCATCAGGTAATAGGATGCTTCATCCGCATAGTACGCAGTGACCGTTCTGTAGATTATTCCTGGCTCCTTGAAGAAGATATTGAACGTCTTAAGGGTTACTCTTCCGAAGCAAACAAAAAATGGAATGAGAGGGAAAGGAGATACGAATGCAAGGCTAATGAGCTTTACACTTCGAATGACGGAAGTATAGATACCGGTTTCCTCATTGCCAAGACAATCAAGCACGCTTTCAAGACTTATCCGAAGATTAAGGTCGGAAAGAGCACGGTATTGCAGTCTGAGGATCCGGAACCTGAAAAGACGGAAGATATATACGGAGTTCATACAGATTCAGTACCATCAGAGAATGAACGCCCATTCGGCCCTCCGGTAAACGATATGGCTAAGGGGGTTACGATTGATAAATCATCGAGCCCTGATGATCCGTTCTAATGTTTAACAAAAAAATAAATCTATATGGAAAATCAAATTATCAAGCAGCAGAATGATATAGTAGAAGTTGCAAGAATCGCACCTGACGCTATAGAAAAGAATCAGGCATCCTGCCAGGCGTGCGTGGAATACGGTAAAAAACTTCTGTCAATTGCAGAAGGAGGTATGAATGATGAAATAGACAAACAACTTGAGGACTATATCAAGAAATCAAGGGTTACTATTACTGCAATGAATGACAGACGAAAACCTGTAACACAGCTCTTCGATCAGATACGTTCCGGATTCACCCAGCTCGAAACGATGATAGATCCGAAGGTTGCCGGAACACCGGCCAACAAGGCACAGAAGCTGCGTGACCAGTACGCAAGAAAGAAATACGAGGAAGAGGAAAGAAGAAGAAGGGAAGCCGAAAGGATGGCCCAGATTGAGAGGGACAAGACTTCGTATCTTGAAGCGTGCGAGAAGGAAATATTCGGATTCTTCAACCAGCGCACCAATCAGGCTATAAACCGTCTTATATCGCTCAATTCCTCACTTACCTACTTGAATTTTGACGAAGTTTCCGCACAGATTGATTCTTTCGACTGCAAGTTTCCGGTTAAGGAAATTGCCGGATACACATTCGGAGTAATGCTTCCGTCTTCCCTTGGCATGGAAGAAGTCAAGGCCATTCAGAAGAAAGCAATCGAAAAGGGGTATGCGATGATGCAGCAGTACGAGTTTGACGTACAAGGTCAGAAAGATTCCATCATGCAGCTTCTTCCATCAAAGTACAATGAGCTTCTGGCAATTGAGAAGCAGAAGCAGGTGGATGCGGAAGCCGCAGCAGCACGTGAGGAAGAAATGAAGAGAAAAGAGCAGCAGGAGCGGGAAAGAAAAGAAGCTGAAAGAAAGGCCGAAGAAGAAAGGAAGAGACAGGAAGAAGAGCTTAAAAGCAAGCAGAGCAATGTGGAGAGTCTGTTTTCCGTATCTGCAGTAAGCGTATCATCACCGGCTAACAAGGTAAAGGTTAAAAAGCTTGTGAAGGTGTTGAATCCAAAGGGGTACGCTGATCTGTTCAACTACTGGTGGGTTGGTGAAGGACAGTATCTGTCACAGGAGGAACTTGAAAAAGTATTCAAGAAGCAGATTTCATACGCGGAAAAATCAGCCAACCGCCAGAATCCTGACTATATCAAGTCCGACAACTTGAAGTACATTGACGAAATTAAGGCAAAATGAATCCTGACAGCTACTACAACCGTAACGAGGTAAGCAATTCGGACCTTACGGAACTTAAGAATCTCCTTTATCCCCGGCTTCAGTTCGGGGATAAAGAGAAGATATTCGCTTTCGGCTCACTTGTGGATGCAATCATAACGGAGCCTGACAGAGTCAATTATTACCAGCTTACCGTTGATGATGTGAAGTATACGGAAGATGATTTTGCACTTGCAAGGGAAATGCACAAGTCACTTCTGATGGAAGCCAGGAAAGATGAATTTCTTGATTACGTACTTAAAAACTCTGACACACAGAAGTTCATGGTAAAAGAAAGGGAGTTTGATTACACCGGATTCAAGTATCATCTTCCTACCCGGTGCAAATGGGACTGGTTCCTTTCTTCTGTAGGATTCGGTGGCGACCTTAAAACCACATTTGCTGTTTCTCAGGCTCAGTTTGACGAAGCAGTCGACTTCTTCGACTGGGACAGAAGCCGCGCATGGTATATGGATATTGCCGGTTCGAACAAAGACTTCATCTATGCCATCAGCAAGAAAAACTGCAAGGTGTTCAAGAAGTTCATTGAACGAGGTGATCAGGTATACAGACGTGGTTTTGATAAATACAACGAACTTGCCTTTAAATACTATCTGTTTGTCACATGAAGATTCTATGTATAGTCACTGAAAACGGACTGGTTCCCAAATATGACAGCGACCGTGAGGAGTTCAGGAGCCTGAAAAGGAATACTGATGTTCTTGTAGAAGTTGGCCAGAAAAGGAACTACGAGTTTCATAAAAAGTTTTTTGCTCTTCTTAAGCTTACGTATGACAATTTTCCTGAATGGCTGGAAGATTCTCTTAACGTACATTCAGTAGAAGACTTGCGCACACGACTTAAGGTTGACCTTGGACTATACGAGGTGTCACACTACGGTAACCAGTCCGTAATAATTCCTAAGTCAATCGCGTTCGACAAGATGGACGAAACTGAATTTGAGAAGTTCTACAGAAGTTCGGTAAACCACATACTTAAGAACTACCTGAAGGGCGTAAACAACGAACAAATAGAGGAGGAAATATGGAAATTCCTATAAAGCTCAACATAACACCATACGAATACCAGAAGGAAGGAATTATAAAAGGACTTGAACTTAAACGTCTTTTCTTGGGAGATGAACCAGGACTTGGAAAATCTCAGCCTTTAGATTCCGTAATTATCACTCCTTATGGTAAAAAGAAAATGGGTGATATAATTATAAATGATGAAATTTTTGGATCTGACGGGAAAGTTTATAATGTAATTGGAGTATTCCCTCAAGGAAATCAGCCTGTATACAAGATAACTTTTTCTGATGGTAGTTCCTGTGAATGTTCGATAGATCATCTATGGAATGTAAGAGATGAGAACAGGAGAAGAAGGAATAATGGATATGTAACTAAATCATTGAAGCAGATTATTGATAGCGGCATATATCTCAAGTCAAGCGAAAAAAGGATAAGTTCAGGTAGAAAACCCGTTCCTAAATGGGAAATACCAATATGTAGCCCATTACAATATAATGAGCGAGAATTGTTAATACCTCCTTATACTCTTGGAGCTATAATTGGTGATGGATATGTATGCAACTGTTCAAATGTTGGATTTTCATTCCCAGACGAAAAATTACACATCATGCAATTGATTACGGACGAACTTGATAATAGCATGATGATTTCGTGTAAAAGATTTGGAAATATAAACAGGTGTTTGTTGTCTAAAAAAGATTCATCGAACAGAAATCATGGTGCAAATGCTTATATGAAATCAATAAGGGATATGGGGCTTGATGTGACCAGTGAACATAAGTTTATTCCTGAAAAATATAAATACAGTTCTTCTAAGCAAAGAATGGGACTTTTACGGGGATTAATGGATACTGATGGTTCCTGCACAAAAAACAAGACTAATTATCACACCATAAGTAAAAGGCTTGCATACGATGTTAAGCAACTGGTAGAATCTCTTGGAGGAATTGCCATAATAAAGTCATACGATAGAACATCAGAAGGTAAGAAAGTTGAGTATCAAGTTAACATACGTACAAATTTTTGTCCTTTCACCCTGAATTCAAAAGCAAGTTCATGGAGGGTAAACAAAAGATTTCTTGTAACAAGGTATATATATTCGGTAGAATACATAGGTGATAAGCCATGTCAGTGCATACGGACTTCTGCTCCGGATGAATTGTATTTAACTAACGAATGTATAGTTACACATAATACCTGCCAGTCGATTGGCATCGTAAATACTGCAGGTGCCTACCCTTCCCTTGTAATCTGTCCTTCTTCACTGAAGATTAACTGGAAAAGGGAGTTCGAAAAGTTTGCCGGAGTTGAAGCACTTATACTTAACGACAGCGTAAAATCCACATGGGGTTATCTGTTACAAATGCGAACGGCAGACGTATGTATATGCAATTACGAAAGCCTGAGAAAGTTTTTCGTGTGGAAGTACAGGAAGGGTGACAGGCTTAAGGATATAGTGTTCAACCCTTTCATCAGCCTGTTCAAATCTGTTATCATTGACGAAAGCCACAGATGCAAGGACCCCGGGGCCCAGCAGTCCAAGTTCATTGCCGGAATAGCTCACGGTAAAAAGTACATCATGGAACTTACCGGTACTCCGGTAGTGAACCGGCCGCGTGACCTGATATCACAGCTTGCCATAATGGACCGACTTAATGACTTCGGTGGAAATTCTTATTTCACAGCAAGATATGGTGACGGAGAAAACCTTGAAGAACTTTCTAAAAAGCTATACGAAACATGTCTTATAAGGCGTGAGAAGAAGGACGTGCTTACACAGCTTCCAGACAAGACAAGGGTTGACATCTACATTGACATAGAGAAGGAATCTCCGAGAGATTATTATGAAGCCTACAAGATGGCGGAAGAAAACCTTAAGGAGTATCTTATTACATACAAGTCGTGCAGCGAAGGTCAGGCACGAGCAAAGATGCGTAATAAGGCACTCGTCCAGTTCATGGAGCTGAGAAGCATCGTTGCATTATGCAAGGTTAATCCAGTAATAGATTTCCTGAAAGACTTTATTGCTACCGGAAGAAAAATAGTCGTATTCTGCTCCTCACATTCTATCGTAGACAGTATTAAATCGGCATTCCCTGATTCGGTTATGGTAACAGGCCGGCAGGATTTCATACAGAAGCAGGCTTCCGTTGACGTGTTCCAGAACAGGCCGGAGATTCAGATAATAATATGCTCCATCAAGGCGGCAGGAGTTGGAATAACTCTTACAGCTTCTTCCACCGTACTTTTCGTTGAACAGCCATGGACTTACGCGGATCTTGTACAATGCGAGGACCGGTGCCACCGTATCGGACAGAAAAATAATGTCACAGTATACAACGCACTCGGTCAGGGAAGTATAGACCATCGTATATACAACCTCATACAGAAAAAAAGAAGCATTGCCAATCAGATAACCGCGTCCTCTGACGACATACCGAAAGATGAATGTTACTTCGATGAACTTGTCAACTTGATTCTATATGATAAGCAGGAAGAGTCGTGCAGCGATACTTGAATGCCTTGAATACGTGATTTCCCTTTTCCCTGACAACAACAGGGGATATAATACTTCACGCACTTACAGAAAAGCATTGAAGGAATATATACGAGAAAACAAAATCGAACAAAATGAAAGAAAAGAGAACACCATTGCGGAGAAAATCTCCGCTTCGAATGGTAAAGATAAGGAAGGTAAGCAAAAAGCAGGAAGCACTTAACAATGAAATGAACAAGATAAAGAGGGAGCTTCCTGACAGATGCTGTATATGCGGAAGGCCGGCCGTTGATCCGGCACATCTTCTTCCACGTTCAATGTATCCTGAATACTATACGGAAAAATGGAATGTGGTTCCTATGTGCCGTGAACATCACCGGCTGTATGACAATGATATAGAATTCAGAAAGCAGCAGAAAAAATTGTACAAAATCGTGCTGGAGCATGACGAATGCGCTGCACACAGATATTTCAGGTTATATGAGATTAGATGAAAAAATAGAATATTCCATTAATCTTCTTAGAAAAAGCGAAGAAATGGCTTTGAAAATGGATCCTGATAACGGATTCTATCTGGCGTTTTCTGGCGGAAAAGACTCACAGGTGTTATACCATTTAGCCGTAATGGGGGGGGGGGTGAAATTTAAAGCCCACATGAACCTTACGAGTGTAGATCCGCCAGAAGTTATCAGGTTTGTAAAAAAGCATTATCAGGACGTGGAACTTATAAAACCTAAAATGAGCATATATGACATGGCTAAAAAAATGGGTTGTCTTCCAACAATGAATAAGCGTTGGTGTTGTGCTGAATTTAAAGAAGTTTCTGGAGCTGGTAAGGTAACACTAATCGGAATAAGAAGAGAGGAAAGTGCTAAGCGTTCTAAACGTAATGAAGTAGAAATGGACAGGTATAAATTCAGTGGAAGTTTCGACCAATGGAGTGACCATCGCGAAAAAATGGTGACTTGCGTGGGAGGAAAAGATAAGATACTTGTCAGTCCGATACTCTACTGGACGAGCCGCGATGTTTGGGAGTTTCTTAACTCAAATGGAATACCTCATTGTAGTCTTTACGACAAAGGGTATAAAAGAATAGGTTGCATACTCTGTCCGATGTCAGGTCATAAACAGAAAGTAAAAGAACTAAGGGATTTTCCTCATGTAAAAACCAATTGGATAAAAGCTATTGAATGGTTGAGAGAAAATAAATGGACTGATACATCTTTAAGTAAAGATTCAGAAATGGCTTTTAACTGGCGGATAAGCGGAAAATCTTTTGATAAGTTTTATGCTGATGAATATTTACAACAAAAAATTGAATTCTAATTTTTTTTATTATGAACATAACAAAAGCAATAGCTGAACAGGTTGCAACAAAAATGGTGAAACCTATAGCTGAACGTATCAGCAATGAACATGATATACTTAATGATATAGTGAAAGATATAGCAGTAAGAGGTATTCCTGAGCAGGTATATGACACTTTCACTAAGTATCCAAGGTTCTTTTATCAAACAAGGGCCGTATACATCGCAAACGGTTCACAGGTTACAAGGGTGGAAATTAAAGAATGGCTTCCTTGCGGAGGTTCATGCGGATGTGGATTGAATGTTCCGTGTACTGCAGAAGAATCAGAAAAGGTGTCAGTGCTACAGGAAAGGATAGAAGAACTTAGGGATGAAAAGAGCAGGACATACAATTCTATAGTGAACACTCTCCTATCTCTAAGGAATTCAAAGAAAGTTAAGGAAGCATTTCCCGAAGCATACGAATACATAAAGGGATATGAAGATAAAACTACAACAGAAGTGGCACTTCCTGTTGAAACCATAATGAATACAATCAATAAATACAGAAAGGAGTAAGCTATGGCAAAGAAAAAAAACGTAGTGAAGGTTGAGACAAGAAAGGACGAAGTAAGATATGTAACAAGCGACATAAAAAAAATGCTTGGAAAGTTTCTGGTAAAATCACTGAAAAGAACATGGAGTGAAGCGTTTGCGGATCATGATACAGGAGAGGTTGTAAACATTGAGCGTAACGAAATAATATATGAAGCAGGAACCTATCTTGGAAAAGAAGAAATATCTCAGATTAGCTTCTACATTCAGGAAGGATCCATTCAGGAAGTTGAAGTATCAAATCAGAGACGAATGGCATTCGAAATGACAACTGACAACTTTATTCCGTACATGGCACAAGTATTATGTGACATGAAAAAAAAGAAGTTCCTGCTTAAAGCACAGTCTATAGACCAGGCAAGGGAAATCGTTAAGGACTTCACAGAACTCAATTTCAAAGGAAGTTTTCGGATAACCCAGATTAAGGAGTTTGATTATTGCATAATTCTTGTTGACAAGCTATCAACTACCCCTCTTGATGAACTCGGAAAGCTTGTTATGGAGAATTCAGAACTTTATTCTGACGAGGAAATCAAGAAGATATGCGGAGAGGACAAGGCCGACATTCCTGAATCCAAATTCTACAACATTGACGCACGAATCATTTTTACTACAGAAGGAAAGGATGAGGACAAGGAGGAAACTAACAGGCAGTTCGTCGTACAGACTTATACTGCAGAACGCGCGATAATGCTTATCAACAGATACCTGAATGACGAGCAGGACAAGCTCGAAGAAGAATGCAAGGAGAAAAACAGAGGTTTTGACAGGAAGATTATCCATGCGTCTATTGAACAGTCAACCATCATACCGATTAGCCAGTACATACCTAAAGAATTCAGCTTAGCCTATGCCACAGAAGAATAGAATCAGTATTTCGGACCTTCTCAAAATAAAGAAGAATACCTGTAAAAAGACGCATGATGATGAAGAACACCGTCTTCAATGTGCGTGCGTTAAATGGTTCAGGATGCAGTATCCTTCCATAAGCTATGTGCTTTTTGCCATTCCCAACGCTGCAAGAAGATCTGCAAGGAATGGCGCGTACATGAAGGATGAAGGTATGCTCCCGGGCGTGTCAGACCTGATTCTTCTCAAGAGCAACCGTCATTACGGTGCACTTTGCATCGAAATGAAAACACGTTCCGGTAAGCAGAGTGATTCTCAGAAGAAATGGGAACAGGAAGCTGTCAAGAACGGAAGCAAATATATAGTCTGCCGTTCATTTGAAGAATTCAAGGATGCGGTTAACGAATATATAAGAGATATGACATGAAACGAAACTCATTCTTGCTGTATACGGATTCAATGGACATAATCAGTGAGTTGTCAGACGCGCAGGCAGGAAGGCTTCTAAGGGCAATGGTATTATATCAGAAACATCTTGAAGATCCTACCAATATGGAATACGAAGAGTTTGTTTCTGACAGTATCGTCAAGATTGCATTTTCTCCTGTAAAGAATCAGTTTGACCGCGATTATGAGAAGTACAAGGATGTGTGCAGCAAAAGGGCTAATGCTGGAAGGAAGGGAGGTCTGAGCAAGTCTTTAAGGGTATCTGCCATTAAGGCGGAACCCTTATCTCCTGTAAAGACATTAATTGACATTGAAAAAGAACTTATGTCTGATGAATTATGGAAAGAGCAGATGTGCAGGCAGTCCGGAATAGGTGTCGTAAACTTCATGAAGATAATTCAGGAACAGATTAAAAAGTTCTTCGAGTACATAAGTGCAACCGGCTCGGAAAAAACGGTACTCACAAAAGATGATGCCAAAAGACGCTTTTTCTGGTGGTGGACAAACACAGGCGTTGATGCCTACAATAAATGCAGAGACAATGGAAAACAACGTACAACAGATAAAAACTCAGTTAAAAGCAAGCCAGATATACAATCTCGTAAATCGGATGAAGAAAGATATACAGGAAGTTTCTGAATTCGACCTGACAGATTATGATGAATTTGACCGGCACTGTTACATGATAGAGCAGATAGGTTCCGCATATATGGAAAGAGAGTTCAGGGAGTTTGTTGTTGACGAATATAACCGTGACGTAATAAGGTTTCTGGTATACTACTTCAACAACTGCAAGCTTGCTGAGAATATATTCCCGGGTAAAGACTATAAGGTACATAAAAACCTTATGATACTCGGAGTTCCTGGTACCGGAAAGACGCTTTTAATGCAAGTGTTTTCTGAATATCTGAAACTTACTAACAACCCTAACATGTTCTTTAATCTTTCCGTAACACAGATGATGAACTACTACAAGATTAACGGACATATAGACCGATACACCTACAATGAGGAAGGAGGAAAGGGAATAGATGGAATGCCGTTTAATATCTGTATCAACGATATTGGCCTTGAAACTGAGAATCAGAAAAGCTACGGTACATCGCTTGACAGCGTGATAGATGAATTCCTGTATGCAAGGTATGAGATATATCAGTCACACTTCAAGAAGTACCACATAACCAGCAATCTTGATCTTGATGAGTTCAAGGAAAGGTTCGGAGACCGTCTTATAGACCGGTTCAAGAGTTTTAACGTAATACCGCTCTTGGGAGGGAGCAGAAGAAAATGATTAAAAGTACTGAATATCCTATGAATATAGGAGGAAGAGGATACCAGAAGGAATACAAGGGATTTGACATCGCGGTAATAATCAAAAAAGGAGAAGGAGTCCGGATATTCATTCTTAAGAAAGATGGTGGTATTTTCCATCAGGATAAAAAGAAGTATGCAGAAGTGAATGAATGTTTCTCTAATGCTGAGAAAATCATTGACAACGCTGTTCAGGCTTCAAGCATTATCGAGCAGTCGAAGGTTAAGGACGAATCGGAAAGGATGAAAGACAAATGCTATTCAGCCTGCATGTCTGCATTTGCTAATGCACTTACTTTTTCGAAAGGTGACAACTCCAGAATAAGATATTTCTTTGAATACGAACTCCAAAAACAATTTGACAAGATATGAATGCAGTAGATGAATTGCTTTTATTTATTGGAAGCAGACTGGCCTATGGGCTTATTGTTTTTTCAGAAGAATACGGATTGCTTTCTCTTGAAAGCGTATCTCGTGACGGTATGATAGAACTGAAAGGAATTTCAGGAGAATCTATTTATCTGCCATTTTTTAAAGTTAAGCCGGTACTTTACCCGAGCCCTTCTTTTGTTCCACTAAATCCTCCTGTTGTAAACAATGACGGAAATGTTATATGTGAAATGAATTTCGGTCCGGCACAGTTCAGCGATATTCTTTCTCTTATACAAAAAGGGAAAGCGGTTTCAGTTTATGATTTACCTTATAATCCGTATGTAAATTATGCCAATAAGCAAAGTTTATAATATAGATTGCATGGATTATATGAAATCCATTCCTGACAAGTTCTTTGAACTTGCTATAGTTGATCCACCGTATGGTCTCGATAAAAAAAGTACCCACGGAAGAGGTAAACTTAAAAACAGGTGTCTAAACAGGGGAAATATTCAGCGATGGGATATCCGTCCTACAAAGGAATACTTTGATGAATTGTTTCGTGTCAGCAAAAATCAGATTATATGGGGAGGTAATTACTTTCCTCTTCCTCCAACAAGATGTTTTGTATGTTGGGACAAAAAGCAGGTATGGGAGAATTTTTCACAATGTGAATTTGCTTGGACTTCTTTTGATAAACCAGCTAAGCATGTAAGTATTTCGAATAAGGGAGGTAAAGCTGATAAGGGTAAATTTCATCCCACACAAAAGCCAATCGCCCTGTATGCTTATCTTTTACGAACATTTGCAAAACCTGGCTATAAGATTCTTGACACTCATCTGGGAAGTGGAAGTAGCAGGATAGCAGCTTATAAGATGGGATTTGATTTTTTTGCCACAGAAATAGACAAAGATTATTTCGATGCGCAGGAAAAAAGATTTCGTGAAGAGTGCATGAATGAATATGAAACAGCTTCTGGAACAATAACACAACAAACTTTATTCTAAAATCCACTTTACCTAAACTTTACGTAAAATGATACCACCTGGATTTGTATTAGCATTAGAATCATTATCACAGTTACACAACAAACTTAAAGGAGGAATATTCAATATGGAAAAGGAAACGAAAACAGTTACAATTCCGCTGTCTGAGTTCGAAGAAATGAGAAGCAAGGCAGCACAATATACTGCATTAAGGAATACTTTACGATTCGAAGTAGAAATGGAATATAAAAATGAAATGAAATCCATAAGCGAATTGTATGACAAATATTATGAGAAGTATTCCGAAAGCGACAAAAGAGTAAAGGAACTTGAATCAGAAATAGAGGATTTAAAGAGTAAGTTAGAAAGATGTAAATCCCGTAAACGATGGAAGATATGGAAGAAATAAGACACAGCCTTACAAACGACAAGCTGGAAGAATTATACAGACAGCTTGATAACTTCATAGCTGATTTAACCTGGGAAGAAGTTCAGGAACATCTACCGACACTTAATGAAGTTAAGACTATGATTCACCAGAGAATTAATGAGAACAACGAAAAGAGTATAAAATAACTATTATAAAAGTTGAAAAATAAGATATGGAATTCAAATCACAAATAGCAACCACACGTGAACAGTCGAAAATACTTCTTTCGATTGGACTGAAACCGGAAACGGCCGACATGGTGTATCACTACACCAATAGCCGAGTAGAATCATTGGAATGGGAACTTCAAACCAAACCTCCCACATCAAGAGGTAAGTTCTGGACTCCTGAAAGAATTGCTAAATTGAAAAGTCCTTTTCATAAGCATCCGGACGGAACTCTGATGACCGGAGAGGAAATATTCGACCGACTTTGGGGAAAAGACATTCCTGCATGGAGCTTGGACCGGCTTCTGGAAATTATGCCAAAGTCAATCACTCAAAGTAATCGCCCAAATGCTGATTTTGCAATGAACAGTGACGGTACCTTCTGGTTCATTTCATACGAGGAACTTGGCTATGATGTGAAACACCAGGAAATGAGGAGTAGCTCGTTCGATGCTATTATCAGCATGATTGAATGGCTTATAGACAATAATCATTTAAACAAAGAATACTTAAAAGATAAACCATGAAAATAGAAGATATTCAAAAAGCTGCAGATGAATTTGCAGATAGAGAGTATGAGTATAATTACATTGATATGAATGCTTTATCAAAAGGATTTTATCATGGTTCTAAATGGAGAATTAACAGCGTATGGCATGACTCTAATGAAAAGCCAGTTCTGAACGAATTTTTTGTATATCAAACAGATAACGGAGAATGGGAAACAGACTGCTTATTAAAAGATAGGTGGGATTTATATGTAGTTTCAACAAAATTAATAAGATGGGCTTACATGAAAGACTTAATACCTGATAAGGAGGAATAAAAATGGCAAGAGAAAAAACATGCAACATATATAAAAAGATTAAAAAGTTACTCGGAAGCACTGTTCCGGCTGTAGAAAGACTTGGCAATCTTGACGATTCAATATGGAAACTTGGACTTCTTAAAACGGCAGAAAAAAACATCAGGGTAGAAGTTATATACAAGAAGAAAAAGATATTAGGATACTGTCGTTCAATCCAATCAAATGTCGAAGTGGAGATTGATGATAAAATTCTTGAAAGGATCATCCAGATATATGAGGACGAATACAACAAGCAGCTGGAAATATGCGAAAGTTTAATCAGTAAACTGGAGGGTTGATTATGCAGATATCAATAACAGAAAAAGAAGTTAATGCAATAGACTTCGGATTGGAACAGATTAGAGACGCATTGGAAGGTTCCTCTTCTGAGGAATATAAACAGGATGCTGAAGAAGCTATGAGAAGCCTTGGTAATATATTAAGAAAATGCCATTTGGCGAGAGAAAAGGCAAACGACCTGAATAAAGCCAAAAGATATATTCGGTCAAGAAACGGATATATGCCACCTACAAAGCTGGATAAAATGGCAAGACTTTTAATAAATAAAACTAAAGATAATATATATAAGAATGGATATTAAATTCAGAGCTAAAGAAGTAAATACTAATAAGTGGGTGTTTGGAGACTTGCATTTGATTGCAAATTTTCCCCATATACACTCAGAATACTATGATAAACATTTGATATATCCAGATACTATCAGACAATACACTGGATTGAATAACAAGAATGGAAAGGAGATTTACGAAGGTGATATACTAAAAACTTTTACCGGAAGCAAATGCGAAGTAGTATACCATGAAGCATCATTTAAAATCAGATATAACAAGCGTCACGAATCTAATATATTGACGAGAAGTTCTGTATTGGTTTTAGATTATGAAGTGATTGGCAACATTTACGATAACCCTGAATTGTTGGAGGAATGAAGTATGGAATGGGAAGTAAAAGTAAAATTAGCAACGTATTTAAACAAAGGCGAAAGCGAAAATGCATGTGAACTTGTTTTAAATAACGATATGGATTTACAGGCGTGGGATATGTTTCTTACTGGAATGGATTTAAGAGATTATGAAGCATATAAGCCGTTACTGCCTAAGATTGAAGATGCAAAAGTCATGATTAGCCAAAACTTAGGGCTTAGGGAGATTTTAAGAATGAATGCTTTAATTATAAAATTGGAGGAATAATTATGTTGAAAAGCGGTTTATTTTCTGTTGTATTTAAAGTTGATAACGTAGAAATGAGAGAAGAATATCAGCTTGCATACAGAACGGAGGAGGAGATGAAAGAAAATTCCACGATATACCAGCAAGCTAAATCCGCAATATCAAAGGATTTAGGCACAAGACGATGCTGTGTTGATATAGTTAAGATAATGAGAATACATAATGATTTAATTGTTGAGGAATGATATATGATAACATTAAGAATACCAACAAGTTTGTCTGAGATAAAGACGTTAATCAAAGATAGAACTGATAAACGATATAAGCATAATAAATCTTTGTTTGATGAAGCGTATAAAAGGATATGTAAAGAGATTAATTCCGGTTATTGGAGTAAGGATATATCTAAATACATGAAAGATACTATTACCTCATCAACAAACGGAATTATTGCTCAAATTTTATTGGAATGTAAATCTAAAGTTAAGTGATTATGGAAATTACAGAACGAAAAATTGGAGAAGAGTTCCTGTTGGGAAATGTAAAGCTAAGGGTAGAAAAATGCTATGAATGGAATTCATGCTTAGGATGCTACATCGCCTGTATTGAAGGACAATGTTCAGATTATTATAGTTTGACAGGTAAATGCCTTCGTGGAGATAGAGAAGACAAACAGGACGTAAAATTTGTAAAAGTGAAGTAATGATTATGAAACCAATATTGGATGCTTGCTGTGGTGGCAAGATGTTTTATTTCGATAAGTCTGATGGAAGGGTGTTATTTCAAGATATTCGCAAAATAAAGACAACTCTTTGTGATGGTAGGATTTTTGAAGTAAATCCTGACGTTCAATGTGATTTTACTAACATGCCATACGAAGATGGTACATTTTCTATGGTTGTATTTGACCCTCCTCATTTAGTCTATATCCGGGGAAAAAAATCTAAAATGGTTGATTTGTATGGTTCCCTTAGCGATAAAGCTATGCCGACTGGATATCAACAAATTAAATATGGAGCATTATATTCCGATTGGCGCGATATGCTTTCAAAAGGTTTTAAAGAGTGTTTTCGGGTACTCAAATCAGGTGGGTTCCTGATTTTTAAGTGGAATGAGACAGATATAAAGGTTTCTGAGATTTTAAAGTTGACACCTGAAAAACCAGTGTTCGGTCATATATCAGGTAAGCGTTCAAATACTCACTGGATTTGTTTTATGAAAGATTTATAATCATGCTGCTAAAAGGAACTTTTTTAGTGAAATTCATAGCGAAAGGAGTAGAATTCCGCGAAGAATACGAATTAGCATACCGTACTGAAGAAGAAGTTTACTGGTCTAAAAATATGCTTAATACACATTCAACTCTATACCAAAACGCATTGGAAAAAATTTCAAAAGACCTCGGTATGAATAAATCCAATAAAAAAACAGGATGGGAAATTAAGAGAATCATGTGCGAACTTGGCTGGAAGTTATTAGGAATTGAAATAATTGATATTAACGAAATACACAATCATTTAATAGTTGAGGAATAAGTTATGAGCAAACAAGTCTTAGATATTTCACAGATGCAACACCTTAAAGAGTTGGGAGTTGATGATAGTAATGCCAGTGTATATTGGCATAGAATACTTCGTTTAAACACGGGTAAGGTAGTAACAGATTGGTTTAAGTCGTTCAATAAGTCAGAGTTGTGTTTGGATTCGATGAAGGTTGAAACAGTACCTACGTTTACTTTAGATGATATTTTTGATTTGATACCAAGTGAAATTATGAAAGATGAAACAACAAGCACGCTTGATATATTAAAAACATCACAAATATATATTGTATGTTTTTGGAGCGGAGAACCTTTGTTCAGATGCGATAATAGTATTTTAATTGACGCAGCCTACGAAATGCTGTGTTGGTGCGCTGAAAATGGATATGTAGATACAAAAAAGTAAATAATATGGAAAAGAAAATGGTTATAGTGCCGTTTGAAGTAGAATTGGCAAAGAAAATTACTAATAATGAGTGTGAGGGGAAAATTATAACACGTGATGGACGTAGTGTGAGAATTCTTTGCTTTGATAGAAAAAGCGAAGCACCTATTGTATCACTTGTGTTAGTAGATGGAAATGAAGAAGGATTTCATCCATATACATTAGATGGAAGATGGAAACATGAAAAAGAAGACAAATTTGACCTCATGCTTGAAATCCCCGAATACATGACGTTTAAGGATGGTGATGTAATTGCTTTTGGTCATACAGAAAAATCTATTGCTATCGGAATATTCCACAGGAATAAAAATTATAAAAGTCATGAATGTTATGTAAAGTTGGATTGGTCTGGAGGTTTGGTTTACGATGTAGATCCACTTACTTATAATAATGCAAGATTTGCAACCGAAGAAGAAAAACAAAAACTGGTTGACGCACTGAAGGAAAGCAAAGATCCTGAAGCGAAAGAATGTTTGAAAATGTTAGGTATTGAAGTAAAGCAGTATTTTGAGTTTAAGCCTAAAGATTGGATATTAATAAGAGATAATTCCGAGGACATGTGGTGTCTGGATATATATTCTCATAAAGTTTGGGATAAGGATGAGAAATGTTATCATTATTATTGTGTAGGCGGTTGGAGTTATCAGTGCATACCTTACAACGACCAAACCGCACACTTATTAGGAACTACAGATAATTGGGAGGAATAGATATGAAGAAGATAATGTTCAACGATAAGTACGGACTTACAAAAGCCGTAATTGAAGGAAGAAAGACGCAGACAAGAAGAATTGTTACTCATCCAAAGACATTTCATGGTAAAGATGTATGCGGATTCTATGTTTGTAAAAGGGCTTCAGATGGTGTTGTAACGGACGTTTGTATGTACGATGAGGATGAAAGTTTTATTGATGAGGGTCAGATTTTGCCAAAGTATGAGATTGGCGAAATCGTAGCTGTTGCGCAAAGTTACAAAACGATAGATGATTACTATAAATCGGCATATTCCTACAATCATTCAGCACATGGCATGACAGTATGTGAGTTTGATGGTGTATCGGATAAAGATGTTCAAAAGTGGAATATGATAGCAGTGAATTATCGTGGAAAGAAAATATGGACTAACAAATTATTCGTTAAGCCCGAGTTGATGCTGCATTTTATCCGCATTACAAATATCCGTATACAACGTTTGCAAGATATAAGTGATGATGATTGTCTGTCAGAAGGTATTGTTGTGAACGAACCTAAGATAAAAGGCGGTGTTAAATCGTATTATCCTTGCGAATACCTTAAATCATGTGCTGATAAGGTTGGATGGGGTCGTGTATTTGATACACCTCGTAAAGCTTATGCAGAATTAATAGATAAAGTAAGCGGGAAAGGAACATGGGAAAGCAACCCATACGTATTTGTTTATGATTTCGAACTTATAAAGTAATTATATTTAATTATGAAATACAAAGTAGGTGACAGAGTTAAAATCAAAGATTATGAATATCTTGTAAAAGAATGCAAAATAGGTAATTATTTTGCAAGTCATATAGCATGTAAAACATTAACAATTAAAAATATTGATAATGAATCATGTGAATTTATTAGAGATGATTCTGTATGCTTTCATATATATACTTCCCAACTCGATAAAATTATTGATGAAATTGAAAACAATAGCATCAAGAACGACCGTAAAGACGATAAGATAATGATGGATCTTCTTCCATGGCCGGAGCTTGAAGAAATAGCGAAAGTATATACTGCAGGAGCCAAGAAATACGGACCCAACAAGTGGCAGAACTTACCTGACGGATACCAAAGATACAAGGGTGCAATGCTCAGGCACCTGACGGAAGTTGAGAAAGGCAATGAAATTGACCAGGAAACAGGGTGTCTGCATATAGCTCAGGTGGCATGGAACGCTATTGCAATGCTGCATTGTAAAATGAAAGAAATGAAACCACATTCAGAAAAAATTCCTGAAAACGCAAATGACATTGATAAGTAATAAGTTAATTTGCTTCTATGGAAAATATAAAGATACAATTCAAGGGAATAACCCGTAACACTGACGATGGAATAAGTGCTGACGGTGAATGCATGGAGCTTATTAATGCTCGCATGAACAATTCAAGTATAGAACCGATCGGTAAACCGATAATGCTAAAGCAGACTGCACACACGTATTCCAAGATATACCATCATTCTATAGCTAAAAGGTATATAGGAATAACCGAGTCAGGCCAGATGTACGAAATGCCGGAGGATCTTTCATCAGAAACTATAATGACCGGTGATTTGAAGGCAAAAAGCATAGAATTTATAGGAAATACAATATCGGTAATAACAGATGAAGGTATAAGGTATATCCTTTTCAGGAACGGTTCATATATTTATCTTGGTGAAATTCCTGACGTACCTGAATTCGGAATTGACAAGGAAGTGAAAGCTGTTTCCGTTGAAATAGATGAAATATCAGATAACGATGATGAAGTAAGGTATGGAAACTTCACTAAAGTTCTTAGCGAAGCTAATAAAAACGGGTGTTACTGCTATTCTGCAGCGTTTTGCGCGGCTTTCAGGATGTTTGACGGAAGTTATATCAAGTCAACTGAAATACAGATTATATTCCTTGATTCTGATGATTCAGTGACTATTACTTATGGAGACAGGAATAACCCTCAGAATATTGAATTGTCCGGAGGTTATTCAAATCAGTTTTTTGCTCAAACAAATTCGAATGGAGTTATGAAGGCACATATACTTTGCTTTAAGCCTTCATTCTTTTTTGAAGAATATGATCTTTCCGCATGGAGCGATATTATAATAGGAATAGAAATATTTTCCACTGATAATTTTAGGACAAGACTGCAGAAAGACTATGTCGGAATTTATATATCACAGTTTGAGATGAACTGCAAGAAACCGATTGAAAGGGCCAATAATATCAGCCTGATGTATAATATTACATCGTTGAAACTTGGTGAAACAAAAAAAGCTGTTGATATTGACGTTTCTATAGATAACCTTGCAACCCTTCCGCACATGGTTGACAGTTTTAATACGCATCATTCAATATTGCCAAAATCGTCTTATTCATATAACAACAGGCTTCATCTTATCGGAATAAAGAGAACTCTTTCAAGTGGTGTAAGAGTGTCTTCTACCGCAAAGGAATATCAATTCCTGATACACATATACATTCATGCTTCAGACGGTGATAAAGTTATAGAGAAATGGGAAATAGGTCAATACATAAGGACATTCATAATGTACCCTGATAGCAGGGCATACAAGATGATCATATATAGATATGAATATAATGTTCCGGTTGTAGGAATCCAGATTGATTTGAAAAAAAGCGATTACTTTGATTTTTCATTTTATTGTAAGGAATATGAATATGAAAGAGGAAGCGTTAAACAAAATACAGGGTTCTTTGACGTTATAAAGATAAACGATTTTGAAAGCATGGAAGTTGGAGAAACAACAGACAACATGGATTACGAAAAAGGAAATGTAATGTATGTTTCAAACCTGAACAATCCGTTTTTCTTCCCTGCTGACCAGGTTTATCAGTTCAATACTGATATTGTCGGAGTACAGTCAAACGTCGTGGCCCTATCTCAAGGACAGTTCGGCCAGTTCCCTCTTTACGTATTCACCAAAGACGGTATATACGCCATGAATGTAGGAAGCGGAGAAGTTGCATATTCAAATCAGACACCTGTTACGCGTGACGTGTGCAACAATCCGGATTCTATATGCGGACTTGATACTATGGTCGCATTTTCAACCGACCGCGGTCTTATGGTAATTAACGGAACTGTTACAGAGCTAATCTCGGAAAAGATATACGGATTCCTTCCTTCATGTTCCGTATCTTCACCTATAATAGTTAAGATATTAGATGTAGCTTCTCTGGGTGACGATATATCAAGCGTTGTGTTCCCTGACTATATAGAAGAAGCAAAGATAGGATACAACTATGAAGCAAAGGAAATTGTTGTTGCAAACATGAATTTTCCTTATTCGTACGTTTATTCATTGAAAACCGGGGAATGGCATAAAATATCACAGAATATAGATTCATTCGTCAACTCCTACCCTTACACGTGGGCTGTAAGCGGAAACCAGATACTTGACCTTAACAACACCCATAGAAGCGTGTCTACCATAGCACTTATAAGCAGGCCTATCAAGATGGGTACTCTTACACACAAGCGAATACTTCAGACAGCTTTAAGGGGAATAGTAAAAAGAAGCCTTTCCGACCTTTACATAAAAGGTGAGCCGGTAATGTTCAGAGGTGACACGGTAGATATATTTTCTGACGTAGGAATGTATGTACTTGCTTCAAATGACGCTGAACACTTTGAACTGGTTGCTAAAAAGGAAAAGATGGCTGATATAAGGGACCTTGTTACAAAGATGAACAAGAGCAGGCCATACAAATACTTCATGGTGTGTCTTGTAGGAGGTGTTAGGACTGACGTATCAATCAACTACATAGAAATGAATGTGGATGAAAGCTTTACGAACAGGCTCAGATAGAAAAAAGAAAAGGGAAGTTTTTAGCTTCCCTTTCTTATATTCCCATGTTTGCGGCCCTTCTTCTTACTTTAGGTGCAAGAGCGCATATACAGTCCTTCACGTTTTCAAGGGCGTTTGAAACTCCTTCAGGACTTATTCCATATCCGTTGTCGGAAAGCCATCTGAACAGCACATATTCTGCAAGATAGTCTGATACGAGATTTTCAAGGCATTCCTTTAATTCCTCATTTTTTACCCTTTCGCTTGTAACTTCTATTGTTTCTTCGTTCATTACAACCTTTACAAGTCTTTTCTGCGAGTAAAAGTTAAGCTCGTTCAATGCGGACTTAAAATAGTCTTCAAGAATGTCGGAATTGTCCTCGCACGCCTGAATGATACTTACATCTATGTTTTCTCTCTTTCTGGACTCTCCAATATAGTAGGTCCGTGTGTATACTTTGTCTAGTATGGCTTTCTTATCCATGTTTTATTATTGTCTTTGAGGTTTTTTCCTTTCGCTTAAAATCTTGTTTATGTTCTTTTCGTTTACAAGAACTTTGTCGGCATAGTATTTCACGTCCTCCTTGTCAGAAATTGAAAACCATCTCTGGCATATAGAGTTTGATATGTAATTGGAAATACACTGCGAAAGAGAATCTTTAAGAGATTCTTTCCAGTTGGATGGCATAGACAATGAAACGGATATTTTATCGGAATTTACAGACAATGTTCCGTAATACGATAGAATGTCGCCAAGCTCTCCGGCACTTTCCTTAATGAACGGCTCTATAATTCTTATCTCATCTTCTGACAATGATATTCCGTCTATGTTACCTGCTGCCTTTCCTGTATGTGATGTGATTGCATACACTTCATCGTATACCTTTTGCGTATCTATGTCTATGACTATATCCAGCATATTATTTTTTCAGTATGAATCTGTATATAATATATGCCAGCGAAGCTATTACAGAATATATTATTACCCATGTCAATGCTGCCGGCCTTTTTGTTTCTTTCTCAACTTCCTTTGAATAGACTATATCCTGGTGAGTTGAATCCCTTATTCTCGATCCGGATTGCATCCTGTCTTCATTGTATACATCTGTCTTTGCGTCTGATGTCTCCTTGTACACTGACTCCGTTTCTGTTCTGGATATTATATGCTGGTTCCCTGAACTATCAGGTGCGGAGAATTTTGTTTCCGTACTCTTGATTACAAGTTCGCCTGTAACGCTTTCTTTTTTTACAGAATAATGATACATGTTTCTTGTAACAGAATCCTCCCTTTCGCTTATTCTGTCCAGTGAAGATATTATGTACTCTTCCGAGTTCCTTTTCCTGGAAGATGCACACCCGGATAAAATCAAAATGATAATAAGAATTACTGCCTTCATGGCCATTCAAACTTTATCGGTTCCAATGCTTTTTTCTTTTCTTCTTTTGTCTTTTCTTCCGACTCAATTGTGTCAGAAATCATAAGTCCTTGTACTCCTCTTTTGCGTTAAAACAAGGACATTCCTTGATTCTTTCCCATGAATCAACAATTCCGTTGTTGTTCTGGTCCGGACTGATGTCACGGTGCCCCATTATCTCGGCATCAGGATATTTCTTGTGAAGTATTTTCAGAAGGTTTCTCAACGACTTCTTCTGTTCCTCTGTACGGTTGTCAACACCTTTTCCGGTGTCGTCAATACCTCCGATATATGCCACGTTTATAGAAGTAGAGTTATAACCCTTTACACCGTTGCTTACACCTGAATCATCAAGCAGCTGGCTTATAACTCCTGATTTTTCAATAAGGTAGTGGTATCCAGGATTCTTCCATCCCTTTTTCTTGAATTCAGCCTTGATGTCATTAACTGTTGCACTCTGCCGGCTTGCGGTACAGTGAACAAAAACTCTTTCAATCTTTCTCATTGTTTTCATTTTTGTCGTTTTTATCTTGTTTATCTTCTCTAAGAATACATTTGACGTCTTCACTGTCTACGTTTGCAGCCTTTTTTGCAAATACCCTAGCCGCTCCAAGAAGGTCAATTCTTATTCCTTTTGGCTTTAGTATGTTTCCAAATATGCTGCATACTTCAATAAAGCATACAAGCAGACAGGAATAAACGTCAATCTGCCAGTTCAATCCGGAAGCCACGTTAAGCATGCATACCATACAGACAAATGCAAAGTATGTCACCATCTTACCCATTGTCGCACGCATGGCTCTTGAAAACCTGACTTTCTCACCTGTTAGCAAACTCTTCCTTACACCAAATGCAAGGTCGGTCATGATCACAACAAAACTCACTATAAGCCACGGTATCATGTGGTTAAGTGATTCACTTACAAATCCGACTGCGATGCTCGCAAATCCTCCTTGTATTGCTCCAGAAATAACACCTTTATCTTCCATAAAGGCAAATGTACCGATTTAACATCAAAAAAATAAATGAGGTCCGGACAATTATACAACCGTCAGGACCTCATTTATAACATATTACCCAAATCAACCAGTTTACATTGGTGAATTGCTGTACATCTTGCATTTAAAGTATTTCCTTGCTTTAAATCCGTGGTCAATGTCCTTAAGCATTTCTACGGCTTTCCTGTAGCAAGACAAGGCCATCTTTTCATTTGGAACCTCGGCAGGAGATTTGTAACCCATATCCATGGCAATACTCAGTGCGTGGTCGGAGTATACCATATTTGCTACTACACAGAGCGCGTATGAGTTGTAATACGGCTTTTCTTCCGTGATACCTCCAAGGCTCTCAACTGCCTTGATGAACACGTCATGATTCCAGTGGAAACCTTTTATACCGTCCTGGTTTACGGTACGAATACTGATATTCTTAGCTTCCTGCTCGGAAAGATAGTTGTCCCATTCAGTGCTTGCAAGGTGAGACAATGCGCTTTCTGCCACTTCCGGCATTTTCATAGACACCTGCTCGAAAAGATATTCGCACACGTCAGACAACACTTCCATGTGCTTAATATCTTTAGAATTTATTATTTTGCTCTTGTACCTTTCGTACTCCTGCATCATCTGTTCTTTTGTCATAATAACTCAATCAATTTAACAATTTGGACACTTACCGTTGAATTTCGGGATTGGTTTGTATTTCTTCCTAATCGGCACAAACACTTGATTTGATATTGCCTTAGTTTCCTTTACCGATTTATTATTTTCCATATCCAGTCATATAATTTTTGTAAAACAACAAGCACAAGTCCGAAATAGAATGACAGATAAGCCATAAACAAAGACATTACTACCGACACAAACAAGTCACAACCTTTAATCGTAAGCACAAAAAGCGAAATCCAAGACGTGCAGCACTTAGGACACTCTGCAATCTTACTTACAATCTTTGCTGCTTCTTCCGTCAATCCAAGATGGTGGGCTGTCACACCCACCATCATACAGACTAATGCAATCAATACACACTCCATTATGCTGCAGTAGTTGTAGTGATTGTAAGCGGTGTTTCGCTTACGAACATACGGCTACAGTTCTGACAAGCGGATGCAGCTACAGAATTAACTACGCTACCTGCTGCTACGTTTACACCGGTAAGTGCGGTTGTAGAATAGATAGGAATAGTGAAGTTCTGGTTAATCGGCTGTGTCTTTGTGCAGCATCCACCTCCGCAAGGAACATAAGAAATGATACCCTGAACGTTTACGGTAAGAACATACTGGTTAGTACCTACTGATTCAAGGCTTACGAAAGAAAATTGTGGATTGAATACCGGAGCAACGTCCTTACAAGTCTTGTAGCACAGACGTTGAGAAATGTTTACTTGTGCATAATAAGGAGAAGCACTTGATCCTGCTGCAAGTGTTGCGGTGATAACTGCTGGTTGAATAGCGTTGCAATTCATAATTGTATAGTTTATGCCCCCTATTAATCAATACAATCGCGCCGAGGGCGTTGGCCCGATTATTTTTTTTCAGTTTTCGCTTCCGGAGCAGAAGTAATCACATTGTATTCTTCATTTTCTTTTATCGGAAGGTTGTAGTTAAGAAGGTTTTTAAGCTCTTGCAAATCCTCCTTATCGAATATCAGTTTACCTTCCATGAGTTCAAGCTTCCCTTCTCCAATAGCCTTGTCAATGATTCCGTGTGCCATAGCCGGAATAGCTTCGTCAGGTACATTGGAAAGGTATCTGTTAAGCATAGGCTGTACGATGCTGTTGGTGATAGGCTCAATCATCGGGGAAAGTTCTTTTGTCAAACTCCAGTTCGGATTTACCCACCCAGTGCTTCGTATTTTATTCTCAATAGCCTGCACAACAGGGAAAGATGCCATTTTCGCCTGAGAGAATTGTAATACTACTGGTTGTAACCACTTGTTTAATACAGCTGCCAAAATCTGTGAGTTAGTATATTGCATATAATCTGATAGTTGAATGGTTAAGGGGTAGGACTATCCTACCCCGAAAATCTTACTGATTGCAGCAAGTGTCACATACTTTGTTGCTTGGAACAACAAGATTGAACATTGACTGCAACTGGGCAACTTGCTGGCCAATGCAACCGATGTTAGCTGTTGCTGTAGCGTTGTAAGTAGCCTGCTGCAAGTTTACTGCGTTCTGTGCATCCTTGAAGTTTTCAAGTTTGGTTGCTACCTTACCGATTTCACCCTGCAAGTATGCAACAGCTTCTACAATCTTCTGGTCAGTGTACTTGTCAGCTTTCAACAATGCGATTTCGCTGTCTTTTGCACCAAGTGAAGTTACAAGATTCAACTCATATCGGTTCACAGGAGTATTGTCAGAACATCCGTAACCGTCATTGTTGCATCCCCATCCGTTTCGACCGAGAATATTTCCAGCGTTAATACCGAAGAAAGAAGCTGCGCCAAGGATACCGCCTGCGCTGTTCCAATTACCTTGATTCTGACCAGTCACACTATAAGACTGGCCATCCATGCCTTTTATCTGCATATTTGTTGTGTTTGTGCGCCCTCTAAATGCTTCAGGCTTTGCAGGCTAAGAATTAATTCTTATCTTAGCTGGACACAAAGTTACACGACATGAAACGCATTGAAAATAAGGAAAATTCCCCAATTAGCGAAGCTGGAAATCCTGAACTTACAGAAAGAGAAATGGAAGTACTTGAACTTGCCGGTCATGGTTTCTCACAGAAAGAAATAGCTGAAAGACTGTTCCTTTCTACAAAGACGGTAGACAAGCATATAGAGAATATCAAGAAAAAGTTTAATATAAACAAATCTACAGAAATAATCGGAGTATATACATGCATAAAAAAGTCGAAGAAATTCGATGTTGAACTTCTCCGACAATACGGTTTGCAGATATTCTTTATTCTTATAAATCTGTGCGACGGAGGCATACCTCGTCAGTAATACGGTAGAATATCCTGAATACGAGGAAACTCATAACACCTGCACAGCTAAGACCGGTTGCCATAAACACGTATGGAATGTAACCTATCCAGCCAAAGTAGTAGGCAAATCCGGACATGTTGTTGATAAGAAGGCATGTTATGTTTGCCATATACCACTTGCATAACCCTGAAGAATATGATATGATTCTTATTATTGTTGGTATTGAGCATCCTCCTATTAAAGACATAAGAAACACCCGTTTATCGTAGTCTTCCTGAGAAATAAACGTTCCGTCAGAAAAGTAATCAATCATGAACGTACAGGAAACGATGGACAGACACAACGAATAAACAAATGGTTCGTAAATCTTAAAAAATATCCTTGCTGATTTATTCCTCAGCAAGGATACCAGTTTCTTAATCATTTCTTAGTCGTTTTTGTCTTAGGAAGGCCCACATATCCACCGCCTAGTGGTGTCTTCGTCTCTTTAATTTTCTTCGCCATATATCATTGATTTTATTATGTTATTACTCTACAAAGGTATCAAATACAAATCTATTATCAAAATTAAATAAGTACAAATATGTAATGTATAACAACAAATTAATATATCATGGAAAATGCGAATACAAATAAAGAAGCGAAAATAGGGAAAATACAGCCGGCTAGCACATCAAGCCAGTCCCACTTTCCTATTCCTGACGATTTTTGTATGTATTCTACTGAACACATAGCAATTAAAACAGCTGCATCAGACAAAACTGTGCAGGTTATGGCAATAGCCACTTCCTGCATCTTCGTAATTCCTAAAATAGAATCGAAGCATGATAAACAGCATGAAGCAACAAACATAAGAGCAATCCAGATTATAAATCCTGCTTTAAGATGTGACATTCTGTTGCTTTCCTTTAACCAATCAATTACTTTCATAGATTATTATTTTATTTGTTCAACATAATGGCCAACCAAATCGGCCAAATTTTGTGTCAGTTTAATTCCACTGTCTCTTGTGCACTTATACACGGTTCCTGACTGCGTGTAATACTTTCCTTCTTCCAATATCATTCCCTGCCATAACGGATTTAATTCTTCGTTGTACGGTATCGGGTCTTCCAATGTTCCATCATGGTCTTCTACTACTACATGCCAAATTGAACTCATTCTGTCGGGTGAAAAGTTTGCTTCGCTTGTGTGTGCTTGGTCGGCTTCATACAGCTTTCCGTTGTGCTGATACTTGTCGCCCTTATTGATTGAAAGCGAGTTTTCGTTCCACACGGGGTAAAACTCTTTTACCGACAATGCTTCATTATTAGATAGGCATAATGAGTTTATATTCCCATTAACCATAGCTATGTCTCTTTTCAATCTTTCCAAATCAGAGAATTTAGGCATTGTTTCGCTTTCAGAAGTCCAAATCTCATCTTCTTGCACTTCTTCGCCGTCTCGTTTCCATATCTGAACAAAGCATACATCGTATTCCTTATACACACAAAAAGTTGAATCGCCAGACTTCTCCACTTCACATACGGGTTTATACCCATTTGCAATAATCTGCTGTTCGGTAAGACTGCCGCCTACTTCCATTCCATTTTCAACCTCTTTAATATCAAGAGTTTCATTGTTTAATTTTCCGTATTTCATACTTTTTTTGAATTTAGCTATTAATACTCCGTTATTTTCTTCTATTTTTAGATTTCCGTATATATCTGTTCTTCCCATTATGCTTTTTTATGAAACGATTAGCGTTACGAATACTTGTTTTTACAGGGTTATATTTAGCCTTTATTCTACATATATAAACTTCTCCTTTCTTTACAAAGTATAGCCATTCAGAGAAACTATCTAAAGCCATACCCATTATCCTTTTTCGGATATTGAAAGATGCCGTATTTTTCATCAATCCAAAGTAGCTGTTTATGCTTTGCATCAAATGTTTTGCTGTATCCAGGCTTGGGTTTTTAGAATAGATTCTTATTTTTTCCGTTATTGCCCCAACTGTTCTGTTTGATATGTATATCCGGTTGCATTTAACAACCTTGCCACAAAATTTAACTCCATGCCAATATGGCTGTATGTAAAATTTTTTAGGGTGAAGCAATAACTTCAAATCGTTCAGAGTGTCATACAATATATATCTTGCTTCAACTATTTCTTCCGGAGTCTTAGCGACTAGACATATGTCGTCAACGAATCTTGTGTATTTCAATCCGTCAATGCTTGTGATTCTTTCGTCAACAGCGGACATCAGAATATTTGCTATAAGTTGAGAGTAGAAATTACCTATTGGAAGACCTTTTCCGTATCCTGCTCCAAAAAGGCTTTTTTCTTTCTGAACATTATCCCACATCCTTATAGGTGACTTTCTTATGCAGTCCTCTGTAGGATTATGTTCCATAAGTTTTTTCAGAATCATAAGTTTATCGTGTCTGTCGCTCCCTTTATAATATAAATCCGAATAATACCTGAATATATTATATGCCACCTCCTTGTCTATTGACATAAAGAATCCGCTTACGTCCATCGTTGACACATAGCATGAATCTCTATATCCGTTTGACATTTCCTTGATGTTGTTATATATCTGCATTACTGCGGTAGACGATGAATAACCAGTCCTGTTCCCATGGCTTACATTCCCGTTTATGCTATGAACTGACTCGGCTACCGTGCTAATCATCGGTGCTATATAATGATGCACTATTCTGTCCGTATAGTTGGCTGCAAAAACTTCCCTATACACCGGGTATTGAAGCACAAAACATGTACTTGTAGTTGGTTTATAATTGTTTTTTACTCTTTCAACCAAGTCGTATATATTAGACAAATGATAATGATAACGTGCAGCTTCAAATGATGAATGCTTGTTTTTATAGCATTCTCTTTCAGCTTGAAGCCAATCATCTACTATCTTATCGAACTCCGATGCCGGCCACACACTATACCTGTTGTTCGTGTTATTGTTGTTACAGTTGCCATTGCCAAAATTCACGTACCACGCGTTGTTGCCATTGTTCCTAACGCACGACCAGGCGTTGCCGCTCTCTTCTCCATTATTCGACATAGCTTGCATATCGCAAGCATGGAGACCTTTCAATAAAAATCGTTCTGCCGACATAGTTCAAGACTTTTCGGGGCTGACGTTACTTAACTTCCCGAGCATTACCAATACCTCATCGCAAAATCTGTCTATTATTGCACATGACCTTGCGTCACATCCGCCTAAAGCGGATATAAAGTATACACTACTTTGTATCTCGTAAACCAAATCAGACGCCCTTTTTTTGTAGTCCAATCCTTTCAACTGACGCATTGCGTAGTCAAATAAAGTTGCACCTTTCTTGAGAACCGCATCCAAGTAGTTTCTCTTGATTATGTTCTTTGCTCTTTCCGATATTTGTAATAGGTATTTATTCAACTCTATTACTCTTGTGATTATCGGAGTGTTAAGTCTGTTATGATTTGCTCTGTTCACGTATCATTATCATTTAAGATAGCGTGCATCCGCACGCCATCGGTTATACCAATTTAGAAAGCCGATGCCGGCCACACACTAAACCTGAAGTTCGTGCCATTGCCGACACAGTTGCCAACGCCAAAATTCACGCACCACGCGTTGCCGCCACCGTACCTAACGCACGACCAGGCGCCGCCGCTGTTATAAGATGGGATTTCTTCTGTCCTTCCTTCATAAGTTCTCAAATAATTTATCAATCCGTTTATGATATTCTTATTTGTCCATATAGGTAACAATTCATTGTCTCCACACAAGTATACACCGTCACCAACACTTTCACAATAGTAAATTGCAGGAGAGTCAATTATGTTATAATCAAAGTTTGTCTGCGTGCCGTTCGGCCTTGATACGTAAGGAGTGATAATATACCAGTAACCGTTTACGGCTATAGCTTCCGCTCCTTTTGCACCTCTAACAAGAATAGGCTTATCTTCCGAATTAACACCCGTATCGTTCATGTTAATTCCATTCTCTACTTGTTTTGAATAGATGTACTCCGCTATCTCGTCAGTCAGGTAAGCCGAACTTACAGCATGCCTGTTATTCAGGTTATACTTAGCCTTAAGTGTAGTATTCTGTCCGTCTATATAGAAATACATATCCTCACCGACTTCCGCCTGTGTACCGTTCGCATTAAGTATCTCGACACTCTTAACCGTTCCGTCCGATTCAGTTGTCTGAATACCGCTACAGATTGCGAATCTATGACGCATCCATTCATTCTGTGCTATCATCGCATCGTTTCTGTCTTTGTAATTGAATGCAACCATAAAGTTGGCGTTACCGCAATTTTTCGACATAGTCCAACTTTGTTTTGTGTTGCCGCAATAAAGGGTTAAGTTGTCTCCATTATCCGTAATCTCCCAATCTGCCGCATTGTAACTGCCAATGGTATTAGTTCCCAGGTTGCCGTCTTGTGAAGGTACGTAATCTTCACCGCTTCCTGCGCTTGTTCTTTGGTCGTATTCAAAAATTGAATGCTGCATAGAATTGTCTGCACTTGAAGTTCCCAAGCAATTCCAAATCTTACCTACGTAAGGCCATCTTACATTTACTCTTACGTCATTGCATTCGAGTGAAAATCCTATAGGTTTAGCAGATAAAGAGTTGTCAAATCCATTAGTCACAGTCCTGTTATTCCATTCTTTAACGGTGTATTGTTTCAGGTTCTCATCAATTATCTTAATGTGGTCGTTAGTGGCTATTGCCGCTGTTTTATTGCCTTTGGTCGTAATTGTGGTAGTGCTTACGGGTAATACAAGCATTTTTGCCTCCAATTCGTAGTCGCTCGCTCCATTCTGAATACTATTAATTTTGGAAGGGTATTCAGCTAGCACATCACCAACATCTGATACACCTTTTGCTTCTATAGCGGCCTTAATTGCGGCTTTGCTATCGAGAATACTTTGTAATTTGTCTGATATTGCCATAATCAACCTCCTATAATTTTGTCAAGTATTTTTTCAATATCCCCCAAGTCCTTCTGAGTTGCTAGCTGGCTTGCCTCAATATACTTAGGCACACCACTTCCATCCGTCACGTATATACGCTCAGTTCCTTTTATATCTTCAACCTTATTTTTAAGTTCAGATAACTTCGTTCCTTCTATTGCCATAATTCAATGTTTAAAAGTTCCAATATGATTTTTTGGGTGCAGAAGAATTTTCATGGTTCTCCAGCTTAAAGTAGGTTCCGTCCTCCATTAAGAACAGGCTTCCGTCTTCCATAAGAAGCGCATCAGTTATGTTTTCTTCAGGAGGTGAAGGATTTGATTTCTTTCTTCCATCACCTATTATGTTTGCCTTTAGCAGGCTTTTTATAACATTTGTTCTCATACTGCCGTGTATTGAGCCTGTGTAACTTCTGAGTAGCTGATTATCTTTATGCTCTTAGGAACAAGAATCTGTATGTCTACGTCAATTACATTCTTGTTTGCGTACTTCTCTGCTTCCGGTATTTCGGCCCACTTTTCACCGCTTGTTTTCTGCATTATGTTGAACTGTGCCGGACGGCTTCTCTCAATGTGTATGTTGAAATCAGAGGATACCTGTATCTCATCTGAAATCCATGAATTACCATTCTTTGTAAAATTAAGCTGTGTCATATATCTTTGATTTTATGTTAATAAAAAGGTATTAATACGATTATCTTAAAATGTATCTTATCCATTCAAAGTAATCACCGTTTTCGATGTAATTGTTGTCATTCTCACAAGCATAGGCTTCACGCTCAAAAGAGATATTCTCGTATGCGTTCTTACCGTAGAATGGTATCTTTACAAGCCATTCCAATACATACAGAATGTAGAATGAAAGAAAAGACAATGCAAACCATAATGCAGATATTCCTGCAAAAAGAACCAGGGCCCATATAACAACTCCACTTGCAAGCATACACTCTACCCATTGTCTTGCGTGCGTGCATTCATGGTTTCGTATTCTCTGGGGCATTTCTTCCTTATTCTTGTATTTTGTACATACCCATGCGGCCAGTGTGATTGTATTGTATTCACTCCAAAGTAATTTTGCTATAAAGCTGTTGTAACGTATCTTCTTCATTTTTATTTTTATTATTGTATATTATTTTTATATTATTTAATTTTTACATATCCATAAGGTATTTCAGGGGAAAAAATAGGATTGTCTGATTTGTATAAAATTCCTTTTATAGAAATTACAAATATATTTTTATTATTACTGCATAAACGGCTGTTATTAATTGATGGGTTTTCCCCGCTTATCCAATTTACCAAGTCATTTGAGTATAGATATTCATTTGCAGTGTATAGCACAAAAACACCATCTGCATTTATATTACCTCCTATATAATTTATTTCACCATTTGGAAGAGTATGTGTAATATCATCCCAAGATTCCAAATCTTCTGATTTATATAATTTAGCAATAGAACCTCCACCAACTGAATTTCTTTCGATTGTTGCAATTAAAAAACATCCTAATTTTTCACTATAAGAACAATATAGATAATTTATGTTATCAGAGTTTGTACTTGTGAAATTTGCTTTTTGTTCCCATGAATTATCTCTAAAAGACTTTCTTGAATATACATTATTTCCAGTAATTAAAATAATACCAATATCTGAACTTTTTTTGTAAGGTATTACTGAAGAAGAGGTTAAACTAAAATCTAATGTAGCTCCAGTCTCTTCTTTAGTCCATACATCTTCGTATCCTGAAATGTAATAGCAAACATTATTACCAATCGCATAAAGATAAACACCTGAACGTACAAGATACATAATTGGGTCTTCGCCAAATGGGTATTCTAGTTCACTCCAATTAACACCTCCATCTTCTGACTTTATTAGAGCAAATCTTGAAAACGAAAATCCAATTGCATAATATATGTTATTTGAAAATTGACAAACTGATACTACAGATAAAGAATCTTCATTATTAAACTTAATGTTACATTCATTCCACAAATATCCATCTTTTGAATAAAACATTTTTGTATCAAGAACAACAAATGTCACATTATCATCTGAAAATACTCCGTAAGAAGCATAAGTCTGAGCCTCTTTAATTGCTATTTCTTCAAATTCATTAATAATAAAAGAACCTGATTCAATCCATTCTTCTCCAAATATATTTCCTTTTGCTGACATTAACATAGTACCAACTGGCATCGTTTTTAAAACTTCACTTGTTACTCCTAATGCAGCGTTCTTTGCATTATTAGCCTGCTCATTTGCGTAATTTGCTTGAGTCATAGCCATATTTGCATTTTTGGACGCTAAATCAGCCTGCTTTTGTGCATTTTCAGCTATTGCCTGTATGCTATCATTAAGAATCTCTGCTTTCCAGTTCTCATCCTTTATCCACTCCTCGTTAGTAACAGACAATCCTATATATTGCTCCTTAATCCAACCTGTACCAGGGTTGTATGTAATCATATATCCACCTTTTCTGTTTTTTTCATCTACCTTCAAACGAGTAGTGGCTATGTTTATTTCATATTCAAGCACTTCATAGTTTGCTCCATTTTCTACGCGTGAAATCTCACCATTAATAACTTCGCGCTGCTGGTCTATTTGTAATTTAGTGTAGAAATCTCCCGCGTTGAAAGTATCATCACCTCCGGCCTGACCACTGTTTATCCACTCTCCTCCTTGGAATAAATAAATCATGTATGGATAGCTGTTTCCAACATAGGCTTTGCTACCCTCATTTGTTGTAGGGTAAGCATCTTTAAGGCTTTCAACATTCAGGAAATATCCTTTATTATTGCTTGTAGCATCTTTTATTTTATTTATTTCTCTTGAAATAACACTGTTTGGAAGAAGTTTTTCAGAAAATTCGTTCAAATCAGAGTCAAGAGGAAATCTGTTCTTGTTTTCTTTTACTGTACGTAACAAATCATTTGTAGTTACTGCATCAAAATCCAAAAATCCTTTTCCCATATTCGTTATTTTAATTCAATTGCTACTTTATATAATATACCACCCTTGAAATATAAATTTTTATTATGCATGTCATCATACGGAATGGAAACTTTACCTGTATATCCATTATAAACTTCTCCATTCTTTCTAAATTGAATTCCTTCATATCCAAAAAAGCCATACGTACCTAAAGGGTCTCCAACAGACAGCTCTGTCACATTCAAACGTGCTTGTCCTTGTTTATCAGGATGATTTAAAATAAGTTCAGGACTACTATATCCTGGTAAATCTGTATATGGAGATAACCTAACAAGACTATATCCATTAGAATCTTCTATTAAATATTCCGCAAATTCAGGGTCCATTTTAAGTACATATCCATCCTTTTCTATTTTAAATGAATATGTCATTTTTAAGTTGCCAGACGTATCCCAAATAATATTTCCATTTGCCAGACTACCACTGCCATCTGAATTAAGGAATATTTTATTTGCTATCGAAACGTTTCCTGTGAAAGTTCCGTCCGCACCATCCAGGTGCTTTACTTTCAGATTTTCAACGTCTATATAGTCAGCTTTCAATATTGGTTTACCGCTTGAATCAGTTGTGAATACTGCAATAGGTGAACCTTTTGAATTGTTTACGAAAAAACGTTCAGAAGTAACAGTTACAGTTTTCTTATCTATGTCAATACCTGTTGAAGCCAAATCATCGTTACTTACTTTAAGGGAAATCTTTCCATCCATTACAGATATTGATGTTTTTACGCTTTTGAACTCTTCCGAAACGTCCTCTCCTGTCTCAAAAATGAACTTAGTTGCTTTCACAACAAGCCCGTTCTTGCTTAAATCAAAGTAACGCTTATTGTTATGGTCACCTATATAAGTCCTTCCATAATTTTTAAGATAACATTCTTTGTTGGCTCTGTCATATCCGACAGTGAATATGGCTTTGTCTGAAAGACTGTAACTGTCTATACCTTGCAACATTGATATGTATGGGGCATTTTCACCGAAAGCTGAAATTATAATCGCATTCTGTCTGTCCTGGTCTTTATCATTACCAAGCTGTACAACAACGTCACCTTCCTTCGGATCATCGCTTCCGGAATCCATGTCAACGGTGGATAATTCTATATAATCATCTCCAACTCCTACAACCTTTCTCCACCAGTAGTGATTTCCAACGTTTTCGTACACTCCCTCTTTTATGTTGAATGACTTGGACTGCGCAAAGTCTCCCGATTTAAAAAGATTTTCAACTGCTTCTTCCGTATCATCTGAAAGGAAGTAGCATCTGAAAATGTCAGGAAAATAAATTTCGTCTTCATCAGAAAAATATGCTTTATCTCCTGTGATAAAAAATGCTTCCTGGTCCAATCTTTCAACTTCGGTAATCTTTATCCTTGCTCCTGAAGAGTTGAACAACATATCAGATCCTCCAAGTTCCGTCTTAAGAATTTCTAGCATCTGAAATGTTGCCTTAAGCCTTACAATAAGCTTGTCAAACTCGGCAACAGATTGTTTGTTGGCGTTCTGCTTTATAGAAAATCCTGCACCTAGAACGCCTGATATAAAATCAGGAGATTCAATAAAAGGAGATATAATACCACCAAGAAGCCTTAATAGGAATTCTGTAGTATCTTCATCATCCTTTCTCAAAAAATTTAAAAGAGTTCTTCTTGCTGAAAAAACATTTGATTCAGTAGGTTCCGTATTATCACCGCTCTTTATTATATATATATCGCAACCACCTGAACCTGAACCTGCACCAGATTTAAGCCTTATAATAAGCTTGTCACCATCATATACCTCAAATGCAAGCTCACTGTTTTCTTCATCAATGTGATACGGCATTGTTAATGTAGTTTATTGCTATCTTCTGCATTTCTTCTGCTGTAGCCTGGTTTTCAAAAATAGAATACACAAGTCCGGCCGTCATATAGCAAAGCGCATAAAATACAGCATCAGAAGATTCCATGTTTATGCCGGATGAAGGTTCGTATGAAGCTTCATATACAAAAACTGATACGGTATGGTTCGAACCAGTTACGCTGTAATATTCCAATACCTTCTTTCCTTCAGGTGAATATGACAAGACACATACAGGCTTGTTATTACCACCTCTTGTGTATTCGTTTGATTGCTGTTTTGCTTTTTCGCTATCAAGTGGGAATGCTTCTGAAACAGTTCTTTTCCATCCTTCCATCTTGAATGCTATAAGCTTTAGAAAATCGTCAGGAAGAACTATGTATCCGGTACCATCATTGTTGTTAACCGGATTTGAAGTTCCTTTCTTTGGATTTACGGGAATTGCGGATTTCAATACTATCATGGCAAGAGCATCACCGATACATGACTCTATGTACTGGTCTATTTTAATAGTGTCTTCATCAAGCAGAGAGGAGTTTGTTTCTTCTTCTCCTATCTCATTCATTATCGCCTTTACCTTTGATATTATTTCATCCTTCTTAACCATAGTTATTTCCAGTTGGGGAATTCAATTCCAAGTTCTTCTGATTTCATTTTGATTCTTTCCTTGTCCTGAAGTTCTGCAATAGGAACATTATATTCTCTTATGAGAATTTCCCTGGCAGATTGCACGTTCTTTACGTCAGGATATGATTTTACGGATGATTGTGATTCTGGTTCCTTTTCATTTTTTTCTTCATCAGAAGCTGGTTTCTCATCATCCACTTCAACCTCTCCAATCTTAAATGACTTTTCAAGCTTTATCATCCCTTTCAGATAGAGCCTGTTGTTTTCGATTGCAGTCTGTACTACCGGATCAGAAGTGCTGAACGTGGCAGGAGTAATTCCGGATGGAGTTATAACACCGTTTGCAAAGTTTACACGAAGCTTTGCGTTGTTTACCGGTATGAGAACGCTCATTTCTACTTTTCCGTAAATGGCATATTTTTTTTTATATAATGCTATCTTTCCCATAATACAATATCAGGGAGGCAATAAGCCCCCCTTTTTTAAACGGTTATGAATTAAAATTCGTCCTTGGTGTAGATTTCACCTTCGTATTTTTCCCATGAAGAACCGTTCCATTTCCAGAACTCACCGGCTTTAGAACCTGATATTCCTGTACAAGCCTGTTTCAGATAGTATATCTGACCTTTAGCAGGACTTGAAGGAGCATCAGAAGCATTGTCATGGGTAATCACGACAGTGGCACCCGGCAAGCTTCCTTTATCGTCACCTTCTACCCAGATATGCGAGTAACCTTTCAGTGCAAGAGCGTTGATCGAAATAACGGCTTCTCTTTTTGCTTCTTCTCCTTCAATATTTTCGGTAGATTTTTCCTCGTTCTTCATCCAGTAACGTACAAGACCTTCCATGTCAAGGATTGCGCCTGAATTTGCATATCCGATAACATCAAGAGTAGGTTCGTGCTTCAGGTAAAAGTCACCGAACACGGTATGAAGCTTTGTACATGCAAACCCCCATACGTTATCTGATGTCATTGTAATGTCTTTATGCTTTGTGAAGTCAATATTCTGGATGCTTTCAAGCATGTCACGCCCCTGGAGCCAGAACGCTTCCTTAGAACAGTCGTTACCTGTAAACTTAAGTTTTGCAAGTGCGATGATTTCTTCAAATGTCCAATCACCATCATGCTGCCATTCCCTTTTAATCTGCCATCTGATTCCTTCAGTTGTGTATACGTCCTGAACACCCATCTGACCACGGTCAACTTTGAACTTTCCTTTGTGTCCAATCCATAGTGTACGGTTATTTTTTCTTCTGTACTGTTTTACTGCCGCTTCTGCGATAGTAGCTTTCTGGAATGGAATACGTTTTTTCTGACTGTCAAAGTAATCAGAGATAATCTGATTCATGATTGTCTTCTGAAGATACACTCTTGTAGGCTGTGGAATAACAAGGTCCGGTGCTACCTGCTTCTGAGTTTCTGCACATGCGTTGCTGAGCAAAACAAGTTTTGTACCTGCTTCAATTGTAGGAACGTTGCAATACTCATCACTTGATGAAGATTTTGGACCGTTCACAGCTCTTACAATAGGACTTCCACTATTTGAAGCGTCTTTCCCGACAATGAACAGCATAAGGTCAACACCTTCAAGTTCTTTCTGGCCTGTAGGATCGTAACCATTTACGCCTTTTGCAATTATTGTACCGTATTCCTGGAACAATCCTGCATCTTTTGAAGCAACCTTAATGACAGCAGTCTGGCTTTCTGCCGCCGTATATTTTTCAGTTGTTTCTACAACAGCCTTCTGTTCGTCAATCAGGTAGTGGTCAACTTCAAAACCATGAACCCGAACCTGCCTTTTTGCCTTTCGCATAATCCCGTCAAGTACGGTTTCATCTGTACCAATAAGGAATATATCATTATCAATGTCAGGCTGGACAAGTCCGTCACCTCCTACTCCACCTGTTGCGCTTGCTGCACCTGAAACGGTAGTTGCCTGTCCTGGTACCTGGCTTTCCACGCCTGCCTGTCCCGGTGATGCCTGAGCACCTCCTTCTGTTACGGCCACTGTAGCTGTTGCGTCTGCGGCCAGCATAAACGGTGAACCTATAATCACTGACAGGATAGTCAGACAGATTGAAAACAGGCTCCATTTTTCTTCTTTCAAAAAACTGATAACTTTTTTCATGTCGTGTTTATTTTTATTTGTGTTATGGCTGTTATGCTTCACTTGCAAGCTGAAGGAATGATTTTGGCTTGCTTTTCTTTTTGGTTTCCTGGGTAACCGCTCCAAGTCCGGTTGGCATCCCGTCTCCTATCTGGTCTTTTCTCATTTTATTCACATTTTCGTTTCTTCCTTTGACCTCTCCGGCTTTCATTGCGTCACTAACGTCTGTGTCATAGTTGAAAGCCTTGTCAATCATAGCAAGAAGCTCTGTCGTGTATCTTCCTGAAAGAATAGGAGAAGCGATTTTATCCCATATATCATTAAGGAAATCATCAGGATTGTACCCTTTCTCCTTGCAGAATTGTTCAATAATTGGAGTAGACTCATCAATGTTCTTTTTGTACTCGTTCTCTCTTGCAGCCAATTCTTCTGCTTCCTTTTTCCTTTCTTCTTCGGCAGATGCAATATCTTCGTATTCTGGAGTGCCTTCTTCAGATGAAAGAAAGTCTCTTCCGTAATACCTTACAAGTGCATTACCGCTTGAACGCTTACCGCTTACAATGTCGGAAAGGACAGAAGCAAGTCGAGGGTCCCTGTTGATTGCATCTGAAAGGATTTTTTTCTGCTCTTCGTTCTTGTTGTAACTCTCGATAAGCATTCCATAGGACGACTCTTCATCTTCAGGGTTGTATCCTTCCATTTTTGCCATCATCATGGAATTAAACCTTTCCTTGTTGGTAGGTTTTCTTTCCTTTTCTCCACCGGCATTTTCTTGCACTGCCGGTTTTTCGTTAGTTTCTTTTTCCATGCTGTAGTATGTTTGTCATGTTTTGCGTGTATTGCAAAGTAAAATGTATTTGGTATTCAAATGTTGCTGAATTGGGTATAATTATTGCAGACTTGGGTAATATGTTATAATGATTTTCTTTTATTTGTATCTTTGTAGAAAAGGCTGTGTTATGAGGGACAATGACATTTCAGAAATCCGCCGTCAACACATAGCTAATGCGTTTTTTGAGGAAATGAAGTCACTTAGGAAATATTCTCTTACGCAAGATGATATAATCAGAAGCGTAATGACGAAAGGAGCTCCTAGATTTTATGTGAGTTATGAAAACGCAAGGCGTTATGTATCAAAGATTGACAGGGGCAAGCCGCTGGGGCTTAAAAACAAGAATACAATCCTCATGTATGAGGAACTCTACAGAAGGTACAAGGAGTATAAAGAAAAAACCGGATTTGTAGGTTATCAGATTCTGGCAAAGATACTGCAGGAAAAAGCACCTTCTTACTACATAGACCTGAAGACGTTCAGGGAAATAATATACGGTTATTACAGATTGAGGAAGAAATGCCGGTCATAATAGTTCTATTTGTTGTATGGCTGCTTTCATTCTTTCTTCCAGTTGAAAATCTTGCCGTTTCTTCTACCTCTCCATGGTGGACGTTATTCACATACAGCTTTGTACATTCCTACTTTCTTCACTTACTCGTTAATTCTTTTGTGTTCTGGACGTACTATCGCGTAATGCGAAAATCAGACGTTTATTATCTCATACCTTCCTGCATATTAATTCCGGCAATTTCAGGCTATCTATCAGCAAAAGGCGTTCCTACATGCGGATTTTCATCAGTAATATCTGTTATGATGGGATATTATCTTTCAGGATGCAGCAGAAAGATATTCGTTAAGGCATTGTTCCTTATATTGTTTTCGTATGTATTCACCGGCTTGTTCTCGAAAGGCGTGAACACACTAATTCATGTGTATAGCTTTTCATTCTCTTATATTACAAGCGTAATTTATAGAAAGTTATGCTGTCTCCTTCAAAGATAATAGAGATTAACAATGAGAGACTTAAAGTAATAAACTCTCCATATAACCCTATAACCGGGGAAGGATCGTTTTCTATTAAAAGAACACGTGTAACATGTGAAGATTTCCCTTTGAATGAAATGTGGCTTCCGGATGAATTCATAGAAACCGGATTCTGCCAGATTATACTTGCACTTGGTGTAAGAAGATACATAACACAAATTCTAAAACAGGAATACAGTGAATATACAGCAAACCTCCTGTATGTTGAATTCTGTGTGCAGAGGTTTACTTACGACTTTGAGTTCTGGGCATACAGTACCGCTCTAATTTCTCCGAAGGGAGGTGGAGAGGATATAAGGTTTTTACTGAACAGGGCACAGAGAACATATCTTAAGACACTTGAAGAACTAAGAACATCAAACAAGCCTATAAGCATAATTCTGTTGAAAGCAAGGCAGTGGGGAGGTTCCACTCTCACACAGATTTACATGCTATGGATTCAGATAATACACAAGAAGAACTGGAACAGCGTTATATGTGGTGATGTGGAATCCCAGTCTAATATAGTGTCAGGTATGCTTTCCAAAGTTGTTGAACACTATCCTTCGTGGGCCGCAAACGGTGTAAAGCTTGATACAAAACCGTTTGAGGGTTCCTCTAAGACAAGGCAGATTCAGTATTGTCAGTGCCTTTATTCTGTCGGCTCAGCACAGAAACCTGATAACCTTCGTTCTCAAAACATATCAATGGCCCATCTTACGGAGGTTGGTTTATGGAAGGAAACAAAGGGGAAAAAGCCTGAAGACCTTGTGCAATCTATTTTTGGTTCAATCAATGACGGTCCGTATACGGTTAAGGTTCTTGAATCAACCGCCAAGGGTGTGGGTAACTACTTCCATCGTACATGGTTAAAGGCGGTAAAGGGAGAAAATGATTTCACCCCTGTATTTATACCATGGTTCCTGATAGATATGTACTCCACATATATAGGTCCAAGCAAGTACAGGCAGTTCATAGAAACAATGAACGAATACGAAATGTACTTGTTTGAACTTGGTGCCACACTTGAAGCAATCGCATGGTACCAAAAAAAGAAGATGTCAATGGAAGAGGAATGGCGTATGTGTTCTGAATATCCTTCCGATCCGAAAGAAGCGTTCCAGTCAACCGGTAGACCATACTTCCCAAGAAGGTATGTTGAACAATGTAGAAAAACCTGCATGGAACCTGCATTCTATGGTGAGTTTGTCGGAGACGCAATGAAAGGTGAAAAGGCATTTGATAACCTTCACTTTGTGGAAATGAAAAGAAAGAAGGATTCAAAGGACAACATACTTAACGTGTGGTTTCTCCCGGACAAGGATGCAAATCTGTATTACCAAAGATATGTAGTATCGGTAGATATTGGTGGTACCGGTGAAAAGTCAGATTATTCATCAATAAAGGTATTCGACACGATAGCAATGATAGAAGGTGGAGTTCCTGAAGTTGTTGCTGAATGGCATGGGCACATAGAACATGATATGCTAATCTGGAAAGCGGCTCAGATAGCATACGCCTATGGTAATGCGCTTCTAGTAATAGAAAGTAACACTCTTGAAACGGAAGGAACTGAAGGAGATAACTTCGAATACGTACTTGACGAAATAAAGGATTATTACACCGAGCTGTACAGCCGTACAAGTGCGGAACAGATTAAGGAGGGTGCACCGGTTAAATATGGTTTTCATACAAACCCTTCAACGAAGCCTATGGTTCTTAATTTCATGAAGTCTGCCATGAGGGATTTCCTCTATATAGAAAGAAGTCTGGAGACAACATTTGAATACGAACAGTTTGAAATTAAGGAAGACGGTAAAAAGACCGGTGCCGTAGAAGGCTGTCATGATGACCGTGTCATGTCTACTTCAATAGGGCTTTACGTATGTTACAAAAAGGGTAAGCCATACAGGCTTGCACAAAAAAATACGGGATTCCAGAAGAGGAAAACCCGTATCGTATCAGAAGCATCAGTTTAGGCAGCTTGTACAATTCCGTCCTGTGGAGAAGCATTTGCATCGTTCATCATCTTCCCTATAAGTCCAGGATTGTGGCTTGAAATCTGTTGCATCAGTGCAGGATCCATTTGTGTCATGCTTTGGTTTTCTGCCATTTCCTGCTCTGCACGTTTGATACTTTCCAGTATTTTTGATGCAAAAGGAAGGCTGGAGTTTTCAAGCAAAGTCTTAACATTGATAGCCTGCATTTCGAACAGTTTCATCAGGAACTCGTTTTCAAGCATCTGGAATGTCGGTGTATTGGTTCCTTCTGTAAGTTCTATGTCAAGCTGTGCCCCCTGTACCTTTTCAGGATTGTAATACTTAGATTCTTCCGAATAATCTTTTCCGGCAAGTTCAATGTATCTCGGAGAATTGTAATACTGCTGTATGGTCTGCATAAGCTTAAGGTCACGCCTTTTCCTGAACGACTTGAACGAATCAAACAATCCTTTCAGATTCATTGACGCGTTTTCCGTCTGCTGAGCGTACAGTGAAGCCGCTGTTCCGGAAGAAGGTTCCTTACCCTGCATTGCTGAATTTACCCCTGCAATATCATTGATAAGCTTTAACTGCAAGCTAAGCAGTTCATAGTCTCCTTGTACGGCACCGGCTCCGTTTAGCTGTGTTATTACAGAACGTATGTCCTTCCCTGCTTTAAGCCTGCAGAACAGCACACCGTTGTACCTTACATATTCATCAACAATTTCTTCCCTGCTCATGCTGTTGAATGCGTCCTCATCAATAACAACAAGTCCTTTTGCTGAAGATGAACGTATGAAGTCTATAAGAGTCATTGTACGGTTAATGCTTCTCTGCTGGTCTATGAAGTCCTCAATGAAGTTGAATATCTGACCGTGTATCAGAGGATAAGCGTGAAATACATAATTGTGCTGTCCATGCCAGTATGGGCTTCTTCCTTCCTGAAGCACGTCTCCCCAAGGCGTAAGATACCTGTAATACCAGTATCTTTCTACCTTGAATTCGTATTCAATAAGAAGAATATCTTCTTCAGCTACTCCTGCCAAAGAAGCTTCCTGTATCCTTTGACGGTTTATCTGCTCTATCTTATCAACTTCATTCAATCCTACAAAACCCCAGCTTCCATCAAGCATGTCCTGATAGAAATAAGCATCACGGCTTTCAAGCTTCCATCCAAGAATAACACGGCAAAGGTCCGCATCTGAAGGAGTGTAGAAGTCTGCATATTTCTGGTTGTATCCCTGAACACCGTCAACAAATGACCTTCTCTGGTATCTGTTTTTACCGTAGATGCTTTCAAGCCATTCCCTATCACTTCTGCTTTTTGAAAAAGCAGCTACTACCGTTTCAAAGTCCATGTCAAAGATTTCACCGATACATGTTATATCCCAACCTCGGTTATCCTCTATATTCGTATTGAAGAATAGTCTTGAAGGATCCACGTTATAAACCCAGGCGTCATTCATGTGTTTGTATTCGTTGTATCCGAATTCTATTCTTTGGGCAATGAATCCACCGCACTCAAGCATAGTTAATATTGAAGCATCAAGTTCTGTTATTTCGTTGAGTGACTGAGAATATTCAAGTGCTATGCTCATCATTTCACCTATTTTTGCTTCATCACGGTCTCTTACAGAGCATATAGTTTTTGTTACATTTCTTCTGAACTGACCTTCTATATTTTTGGTTATAGGAGCAATCATGTTGTTCTTCAAAGGAACCTTTCCTTGTTTCTTGATAAGTTCTCCTTCTGTTATGCTTTCTCCTGAGTCCGGGTCTGTGATATAGTCTCCCCACTGGTCACCCTTAGCGTACATAAGAGAGCGTTCCATCTTGCTTCTTGCTGTATAAAGGCTACTCCAGTACGAAGAAAACTCTTCAAGCTCATCATAAGCTGTACCTCTTGTGCGTTTTACCGTATCTTTTGTCCGGTAATCACGCGCAGGCTTTACTTTTCTGTTCAAAAATTTATTCATGATACCGTATTTTTGCAAAACTACTCTATTACTGATAATAAATGTTGATATGTTGGGTAAAGCGGCAGGAAATTAACCTGCCGCCATCGTTCTATTTCAGAGAATTAACAAGTTCTCTTCTTATCTCAACTATCATATCTTCTACCTGCTTTCTCTCTTGTCCTTCAAGTTCCTTTGCCATCTTGTAAAGTCTGTCAAGTCTGTCCTGATATGGCTTGTATCTCATATACTTTCTGAACATTTCAGAATTTACAATCTGTCTGTACTCTCCCGGATTGTTCCTGTAATTTTTCTTTACACCGTTAAGTTCGTATTTAAACTGTTCCATTTCGTCACGGAGATTGAAATATTCAGTATTTATTCCAGAGAATGCGTTTCTATCATCAACCTTATTATAGAATCTGTTTACTATTGGAACATTTCTTGCAACAAGATTTTCGTCCATTTCTCCTTCTGCCATTGATTTGGCACCATAGTAAATCGTCTTTCCTGACTGGTTAAGGAACTTGGCCATTCCTCCGAAGTATGATTCAAGAAGATTTTCTACCTTAGCCGGGTTGAAGTCGATAAAACCTTTTCTGAAATCGCTTCCTGGACCTCCACCGTTTGTAAGGTCATTGAAGAATTTTGAAGCATCAACAAGCCATCCGGAAGTTCCCTTATATACCCTCTTCCATTCAGGATCACGTTCATTGAAAGGCGTTAGTTTTGCTATTGGCTTTCCGGTAAAATCCTCGTTCCATACGTATGTCTCAAATATAGGAGACAAAGCATCAGGCATAAATGTCTTGAGCCCCTCGTTTCCAGTAGGGTTCAAAGGTAATAAATCTGCAAGCTGGCTAACGGTTCCTTTTGCAATCCCTGTCGGTGTTGGCTTTTCTCTTCCAGTTGAAAGCTGGTAGGCATAATCTCCAAGTCCGTAGAATGCACGTAATTCAATAGGCAAAGGAATAGTAACAAACTGTCCGTTTCCTGCATAAATGCAAAGGTTGTTCCTTCTTACCCATTCTGGAAGGTCATTGTAAGGATTGTCGTCACCACCTCCAAGAACATTGTAAAGGAAATCGTTTATAACCGGCATTATAACACCCGCAGCAATAAAACCTCCAAGAGTTGAATAGAACCTTACTGGATTTTTCACTCTCAGCCTGTTGAAGTTGCTTAATGACTGTGCAGAAGCATTGAAGAACAGGTAAAGATTTCTCATTATACCTGCAGTGATTCCAAAAAATCCTCCGGTCTTGTATCCGGCTCCTTTTTTATTGAAGTTTACGGTAACCTCTTTTGCGTCATTTACAGAATCAACTATACTTCTTCCCATCTGTCTTGATGTCATATATACTGCAAACCTTGATACATCTTCAGCCCATCTGTTAAAATCTTCAAGTCTTTCAAGTGTATAGTCTAAAGCTGCTTTTGCAGAACCTCTTTCTCCGGTTATCTTTGAAAGTTCTTTCTTGACTTTCTTCTTATATTTATCAACATCGTTAAGATGCATGTATCCAGTCTCTCCACCGTTCTTTACGAACTCCTTGAAATACATATCAGACTGTGAATTTTTACACTTACCTCTAATGCAGTCAAAAACAGTTGGAATAGCTACAAACAAGTTTTTACGGAACTTTGCAGAGTATTTTGCATCTTCCTTTATTCCTATTGCCGACATTGAAAAAATCATATCTCGAGCAAGGTTGCTCATAACAAATGCAGGGTTTCTTGTTGTGAAGTTTGCTGCAAGCCATCTGTTTGCCCTGCTTATTGAATTGAATATAGGATTCTTTTCAGCATCAGGGTTTGTAAGTCCGTTTACAGCCTGTGCCGCTCTCGGATTTCCATTTACATAAATTATATAGTCCTTACCTCCGTTCTTTACGACTACAGCATGTTGGGATATGTTATTTTTCAATATTCTGTAATCAATGTTCAGTCCTGATGATTTCTGTGTGGCAAGTCCCTTCTCTTTAAGATTCTTCATCTTTTCTTCATGGTCGCTTATCTTTTGTGAGATAATTTCCGGTGTATCATTATCCTGTATTTCCGGAATTGATATGGTCCATTCATCTTTAGCCTGGTCATAAACATACCATGCTTTACGCATAGTTGCTACATCTGTAGGATGATTCATTACCATATTCATGAAAGACTGCTTCATTAGATTTTTGTTACCTTGCAATATTGCGCTTTCAGCCATGTTTCCTATTGTTGCCATAACTTCGTCAGGTACCGATTTTCTACCCTTCATTGATTTAAGTACAGAATTAAGAGGGCTTCTTTCTGAGTTTATGTACTCATACACATCTTCTGCTGTCTTTTCATTCCATCCTCTTAAAGGTACGTAATACATGAACATTTTGCTGACGTTAGCAAAATGGTCTTTATCCATCATTCCGCTCTCGTATGTCTTTTTAAGAGTCTCCTTTGTAGCCCTGTTTGTTTTATCCCAAAGTACGGAAGTGTCATACATTGATTCAAAGTCTTTGACATATTCAAGTGCGTCATTCTGGAAGTCTGTATGTTCCTCGTTATCAATGCTTGTAAGGATTGCTTCTGTAGCTGAGAAATCACCTACTTCTCCTATATAGTCAGATAAAGCTTTCAGGTATTCATATCCTGAATACATATTCCTGAGCCTGTCTCTTTCCATTATAAAATCATCTGCAAACTGCTGGGCATCGTTAGGGTTTGTATTAATAATCTCATTAAGCTTTTCTCGGAATGTCATTTCCACATTACGCTCTATTCCATGTGCAAGCATCATGTATCTCTCAATTTCCTTATGGCTTAAACCGTAATTTTTCATCATCTTTCCCTCAGCTTCCAGCATCGGCTTGAAGAATTTTTCGTAATACTCTTCAGCTTCTGCAGTGTTTTTTGAACTCAACTGATTCTCTGCTTTGTATGCGTCCTCGAATGACTTAATGGGTTTACCTGAAACATTTGCTATAACTTCCTGAAGGTTTTTCAATGCGAGCATACTGTCCTGATATGCTTCACGTGCTTTATACTTCCATCCTTTAAGTGAGTTTTCGTACTCTTCCAGGCTACCGTCTGATTCTCCTTCACGGAGATAATTTCCTACACCGATTTTGTATTGCATTGCCACATCAATTGCCAAATCTATCGGTCTGTTTTTGTCAAGATTCTGTGCGCTTCTCCAGAGAATATATTTCAATTCGTTGTCATTGATTTGGATATTAATACCAATTCTTCTAAGAAGATTCTTGAAAGCTTGCTTTATACGCTCCCATGTAGATACGTCAACTCCGTTCTCTGCGATGGAAGCCATGTATTCTTCCGTTGCTACACGTGAGTTATATCCGTACTTAGGAAGAGAATCAGTTATCTTTCTTCTTACTTCTCCGGATACGTTGCTGAATACTTCATCCAGGAAATCATCCATGCGTTCCTCTCCGACAAGCTGACGCAATCCGAAGTGTGCGATACCTTCGTGAAGGATGGTCTGTTTCACATCTTCCGGGCTTGTAGCGTTTGGGAGGTATACGTAAACCTTTCCGGTCTTTACATCATACCATCCTTTCACTTTTCTTCCTTTTTGAATTGCTTCCTTTGCCGCTCCTTCAGGTACTTCATCTATGGAATTGATAACCTGAACGGGTACGTTAAGGCTTTCGGCTATCTGATTCGCGTCAATAACCATGCTGCTGGCACCCATTGAATCATAAAGGAATATCTGGTCTTCTCTTGCGACGTCTTCTGTTTCGGATGCAAGTGTATTTCTTCTTTCTTCAGGTGTCATATTAAGACGTGACTGAACATTTCGTGCTTCTACTTCTCCGGAAAGTTCGTGATATCTATCCTTGCTTTCTCCCAGACCAAACTTTTCAATAAGATTCTGATATTCCTTGTAAGCATCTTCATATCCTTCTTTATCATAACCACGAACCCAAAGATTAAATCCTTCGTCGAAAGCATCTCTGCTTGGCATTATCCCATCGCCAAAAGACATTCCCAACGAAGTGTATTCATCGCGAACTGCTTTGTAAACATCCATTTTAGAAGCATCGCTTCCTAGCTCTTTCGATTTCTCTTCAAATTCATCAATCATAGACCAGGCATCGCGTTTCTCTTTTAGGCTGTTGAGATAATTACGGTAAGTTCTGGAATTTCCTCCTCGCGAAAATCCCTCAATATGCTGAATTGCATGTTGCACCTCATGTACAAGAATGCTTTTTGCATCCAAAGGAGAATTATTGTTTATCCTGATAGTCATATCATGATGACTATACGAGCCGCCATCGAAAAAGCTACCGTCATAAAATTCTACCTTTACTTGCTTCAACTCAGGATATTCTTTAAACAGAGTGTTATCAGATACATAATCATCAAGAAACTTTATATCTGATTTTTTCAGGCTATCTTTCAGTTCTGTTTCTTTCTTTGATAATTCATCAAAACGCACCTCTTCCTCATTGGAGAGTTTCTCTCCATTATACACTTTATCCGACAAAGACATAAGTTCTTTATGCCATGGTTCACGCTCAAGCAATGATTTTTCCCGTGCATTCCCCTTTGGTATATATTCAAAGTCTTCTTCTTCATACCTCCACTTGCCATCGGATCCACGTTCCCATCCGGTAGCTATTTTGATAGATTTCGCATCCTTACCTGATTTTTCCATTTCTCGCGCAACAGCAAGGTTGTCTAATCTTGTGTTAGCTTCTTCTGCTGCATCAAGGTTTGCTGCGCCTTGTTCTCCGATAAAGCGGAAACGGGTGTCAGGGTTTCCTTCTTCTCTGAACAGGGTAGTATTACCTTCTTCATCAACTTTTTCATCTATGGTATCAAATAGATTATTGAATGCTTCACCGATAGTCTCCACTTCTTTTCCTGAAGGGAATGGGTATGTTTTTTCTGAACCTGACCATTCCTCCGGTGTGATGTGGTTGGATAGGAAGTCATTTACCTGACCTCTTTCTTCCAGCTTTCTGATGATATAGTCCTGCAATGCCCTTGCTGCAAGTTCAGTGTCGGATGAATAGTATTCGTTCAATGCTACCGACCTTTTGTAATAGTCTGACGCTTTGATTACAGACATAAGGTTATCAAACGAAGACTTTACTTCGTCTCTTATATCACTCTTATACTCTCCTGATGTTGCGTGAGGTGCGCTTGAATAGATATTCTCAGGATTGAAGTTGGAGAAGTAATAATCAAGTGCGTGCATCCATTCATGTGCAAACACTCCGTTCCCTGAAGTCTTTGTCACATTGATTACATTCTTGTATGGCTCATAGTGTCCTGAAGCTGCTGATTTACCTCTGGCACCATAAGCAATAGCAAGCTTTCCCCCAAGAGACAAACCTTTCGGACTTATTCCCAATATCTTCGACATATCCATAAGAGAATCGTAGATGTTATTGAGGAATGACTGTCTTTCTTTTTGGCTCACGTAATTACCGAATTCAATTGCCCTGAATCCGAATGTGTCCAGAAGTTCATTGGTCGTAATATCACGTCCGCTTCTGTAGTCTTCACCTACTCTTTCTCTCATCTTGTCGGTTTCGGTTTTTATCTTAACCTTTCCTTTTTTTGCAGAAAGTGCGTTCTGTGCAATTTCGTCAGAAATTTGTTTGCATTCCTCTGATTTTGCCCATTGTGAAGATTCATCCATCATCTTCTTGTAGTTCAAAGAACGTTCACGTGAATATCTTTCTCCTTCAATCGGGAATCTCTTTACTTCGATAGGCTGTCCTATTCCTCTTACTTTGATTTTCACCACAAAGGCGTTAACCTCTTTTTCAATTATCTGCGTATAGCTGGCAACGCCTTCTTTCTTTTCCTCATTCAGGCGTGATTCCTCGGCTGCCGACATCTGCTGGAAGTCTTCCTGATGTTCTGCTAACCATTTTCTTGCTTCTGATGAATTCTTGAAGGATTTTACATCTACCAGTCCGAAGCCTTTTATCTTCGTTCCTACCCATGTGGTAGAGTAGTCGGTGTATCCGTCTTTCTTCTTCCAGTAAATAGAAGGAGAATACTTTGGTGCGTCAAGCTTTGTTTCTTTCTTCACCCTTTCGACAAATGCGTCAATAGCATCCTCAATGGTTTCAAACTGATTCTCTGCCCTATGGTATGGGCCTATTACGAAATTAACCTTATCTCCATCCAGGTATTTCACATTCTTTCCTCTTCTTTTGCTGAGTTCCTGATTCTGTCTGTTCAACTCATTGAAGTTGATTATTCTTGTATCGAACCCTGAACGTGGTATTATCCTGAAGTCATACAAGTCTATGTCACTATACTCCAGTCCAAGTCTTTCGTATAAGGCAGCATAAGCCTTTTCGTTTGCTGTGATAATCTCCTTACCGTATTCAGTAAACACAACACCGTTGTAAACAAGTTCCTTGCTCCGGTCTCCGGAAAGAACCTGCTTTGCGTACATTGCGAAGAACACGCTGTTTGCAGTTGACTTGCGTCTCTTGTATTCTGCCTTGGCTATATCATACATTGCTTTTACGGCAGCTGCATCTTTGATTTGTACTCCTGCTTCCACCAATGCTTTAATGTCGGGTTTTGGGAACATTTTGGAGAATGTCTGTGCGGATAGGTTTATTTTATCAGCATACTTTCTGATTATGTCTTTTCTTGCCCCACCGATTTTTTCTCCGGTGTCCTCTATTCTCTCTTTTGGAGAAGTTCTCTCCTGCTCTACATTACTATCAGTAAGCCCGGATTCGTTTGTCTGTTCGTCGGAAGTGTTTTGTGATTCAACATTCTCCTCTTGTTTTGTTCTTGTACTATTCTGCATCTCCTTAAGTCTTTTCAGTTCATTAAGTTCTTCCAATGCTTTTTTAAGTTCCTTCCCTTCCTTTCCGTTTTCGTTTGTTCCTTTCAATCTTCTCTCTGTAGAAGCTATCCTTTTGTCGATGTCGGCCATCGTATATACACCCTTGTCGGCATATTTTCTTGAAAGTCTTTCAAGGTTGATTAAGTCATCCTTGTTTTCAACTTCGATAGTTCCGGCACCAGCAAACTTCGCAAAGTCGAATTCAGTCTTATTGATTTTGTATCCCTTACCGTCTTTTACCAAACGGTATTTGATTTTTGTACCGTCAAGATATTCTTCTGCCGCGTATCCATCCGCTATTACCCGTTGGATAAAATCAGCCTTAGACATCGTTTCACCATTGAAGGAAACGTTATCGGAAAGAATGCCATCAGCCTTGCCGGCTTGAAGTCTATTCAGGGTTTTAAGGAACTTGCCTAGTGGAGTTGCGTCCTTTGCTTCCTGCGCTTTTCGTTCTTCTTCTATTCTTTGGCGTACTCTCTCCTCTCTTTCTTCCCTGTCTGCCTTTGTGCGTTGGTATGATGCTCTTTCTTCTTCCGCACCTTTTATAGCTTCGTCCAGACTTTTAAACATTCTGTCTCCTGTTCCGACATAGTTTTCATCCATGTTTTTAACTGTCTTTCCAGGACTTGAAACAAAGTACATTGTTTCTCCGACTACATTCTGAATACCATAGATTTGGAACATTCCATCCTCTGACTTCGGTATTCCTTCCAAATCAGTAAGAGGAACACCCACACGTTTCATCTGGTTTATCGTATCCTCGCTATAGGTTTCATCTGATATACTTAAGTTGTCGTATGTATCGTCAATATCCTTAGCGTTGAAAGCTACAGCAATCAACTGTTTACCATTTTTCGCATAGGCTAGTGTTTTTGTTATTCCTACCTGATTACTTCCTATTGCATCCATTCCATCCAATAATGCAGCCAGTCTATCTAGGCTCATGTTATGGGTTACACCACCAATATTAACCTTTACTGTAGTAATGGCCTTTAATGTTTTGTAAGGAGTTTTCTTGTCGGATTTTTCCCATTCTTCTTTCAGCTTGGTTTCTATCTCATTCAGCTTAGCTCGTACGGATTCTTTATCAACTGTTACTTCCTCTTGCTCTCCTTTCGGGATAATTAATTCCACCTTTGGATAACGTACGTTTTCTACATCTTCGCCTTTCTTGGAAATTACCTTTCCCTCGTTTTCGCTTGGATATGTGGCTTGTAAACGAATTAATGTAAATCCGTTTGTAGCTGTCACTGTACCGTCGCTGTAATACGCTCCCCGGTATGCAGGAATATTGCTCTTTGCATCTGTATAGCTGAATACATCTATCTTCTTCTCCGGTTTCGCTTTCTTCTGCTCTCTTTCAGCTACTCTCTTTGCATAATCAAGTACACCTTCATCCGGACGAATTCCTTCATTCTGAGCTTCTTCCACTTTCACGGACTTGTATTCAGAGAATGGCTTTGTCTTTCTTACTGAACTTTCTATCCATTTTCTGAATTCTTCCTTTGACACTCCGGACACAACACCAACTTTCCAACCTTCTTCAAAGTTAGCAAGATAAGCATCTTTCGCTTCCTCCAACGAGTTGAATCCGTACATAACCTTACTTTCATCATATTCTCCTGTTTTTTGATTTACCTGGTCTATTACATACACGTTTCCCTGCTCCGGGTTGTCCGAAAGAAATACGTCGATATGGTCTCCATCCACTCCTTCGGTACCGCGGATATATCCGTAGTCATTGTTCATGGTTACAGACCATTCTTTACCGTCAGCATCCTTTCCTGAACGCACTGAGCCTTTCGGGTTCTCTATCGTAATGTCGAATCCGTCTACTTTAACATGACCCTTTTTGTAGTTACCGGCTTCTTTTTGTGCTTCGGTAGGATTCTGGTCTACTTCCTTTCGTGCGGATTCTATTTCGGTTTTTACTGCTCCTTCTGATTCAGGTACCACGCCACCGCTTTCGCCATCAGCTTGATTTGCTGGCTCCGGTTGTTCATTGACTGTTGTATCTGCTCCTTCGTTATTACCCCGGCCTTCTGGCAGAAGTTCATCGCCTTGTTCACCGTCTGTTTGTCCTTCAGTGCTTCCTGCACCTTCTGTTTCATTTCCTCTTGATTCATTTTCTGATATGATTTGTTCGTTAAACCTTTCAAATATAGCATTTAAATCTTCATCCGAAACGGAAGAATACATGTTGTCAAGTTCTTCTTCTACGTAATCAACGTATGAAATCCACTCTTCAACTGTCATATTGTTCTGAGAAGCTTCCCATTCAAGAGCCTGCCGTTCCATGTAGTCCTCATAACCAGGTGCGCTTTCTTCTACGTCTGTACCGTGCATTGATTTTGCGGATTCCCACATCTTGGAAGGTGTGCCGTTCTGATGGAATGCATCGAGTATCATGTTGAATACGTCCTGATCTGTTACCATTCCTTGCAGGTTTTCAGGCATATCAGCGTGAATCTGCTCTGCTGCAGCTTCCGGTGTCATACCGTCAGAAGACAACGCCCAAATCATCCTGCGTCTTTCTTCCGGTGATGATGCAAGACCGAGGTGTGAACCCAACCCCTGCGTTTCTCCTGAATCATTCCATTTGAATGTTACGCGTCCTGTTGCAATCTCACGCAATACGTGTTCCATAGGAGTGTTGGCGGTTCCCATATCATTATCTTCGTTCACGTATCTTATCCTCTTACGCGGTTCCTTACGTTCGTATGCTCCTGAATCTATCTTCTTCTGTACTTCCTGTTGTGCAGCCTGCTGCTGTTCAGCCGTCATTTCTGAAAGTCTCTGCTGATTTGCATCAGATTCTTCCTTTGCCTGCTCAATTATTCCACCTGGGCGTTTTGATTCAATATCATTGGCAACACTGTTCCAGTATGCTATCTTATCGTTGATAGACTGAATGTTTGCCTTCTTCTGCTGCTTAAGACGTACAATCTCCTGAATTGTATTACCTGTCGTCTTTGCCTTATCAGCTTTTTTAAGTTCTTCCTGATAATGGTTAATCATCTGCACGGCTGTATCCTTAGCATCGTCCACGCTTTCGCTTATCTCAATTAGTGCGGATGATGTATCCTGATATGGTGCTGATTCGAAGTCATGTTCACCGTTTTCATTAACCGGTATCCTTGATATTGCAGTCTGAGGTTCAGTTTGTAACTGCTGCTGTTCAGGCTGTGTTATATCTTCATTCTGAACAAATTGTTCTTGTGAAGTTTGTTCTTCCTGAATTGCAGGTGTCATTGCGGTTCTTATCTGTTCTTCGGTTAGAAGATTAGACTGAACCGGATTTCCTTCTTCATCCAAAGCACTTACTACATATCCGTCCGGCGATTTTTGTGTTACGGAATAAGTTACGCCATCACTCTGGAATGTAGTTCCCAATTCGATTGGTTGAACGCTCTGTTCAGGCTGCATAATTTGAGCTTCTTCATTCTGGATGAATTCTTGTTCCGCATCTTCTCCTGCCTGATATGAAAGTTCATCAGCCGGTGTATCGTCAACAAGGCTTTCGAACATGGATATTGGAGCCATTTTTACCTTTCCATCCTCGCTAAGATAATATATTGTGTTGTCGGAGCTATCCTTATCTACATTTCCTTCAGCATCAAAAACTATATTACCTCGCAATATATTGACTGGGTTCTTGCTTAACCCTGACTTCACCATCATTACGGTGCCGGTGGTTGCGTTTGTCATTCTTTCAACCTGCGACTCAGCTTCCATTCTTGCATCATACGCCTGATTCTGCACCCAGTAAGTATAATTAAGATAATCATCATAGGCATTCTTGTATTCAACAATCTTTTGAACTGTTTCCGCATCATACAATTCCGACAAGGCACTCTCACCTTCCTGATTCAATATGGACACAGCAGAGTTAAGTTCCTCTTCTCCTATTCCAATATTGTTTCTTGCTTCATTAAGATTAGATATAATGAAGCGTTTGTTCTGAATCATTTCTTCAGGTGCAATCTGCTTGTCTGCTTCCTGCAATGTCTGTTCCTGAAGGACAGAAGAAATGTAGTTTATGGCCTTTTTCTTTATGTCAGGCTGCATATTGCTTGACAGAACTTCCTTCACCATTCCGCGTGCTGTCTCTATATCGGCATCCTGCAATGCTTCCCTTACTCCGGACCAGTCCTCTCCCATCGTGTCGCGCATCTGATTCTCAAACTCACGCATGTTTCGGTAGTTCCTGTATTTCTCACGAAGGTATCCACCGGTTCCGGCCGCGCCAAAAAGTGCTGACATTGGAGCAACACCAAGGAATGTGTCTATATTATTGTCAAGGTCAACAAGCTGCTCAGGTGTCATATCTCCTATTGCGGTAGATACAAGGTTGTTCACTACCTCTTCTCCGTATTCACCTATAGGATCCGCAATCTTAGCACGTCTGGCAATTTCCTGAACCTGCTTGAATCCGTTGCTGTTAATGATGGATGAATAAGCCTTTCCAACAGAAGCAGGAATTATCTTTCCAAGGCGGTTTGCACCGGTCACTTTACCAACCCAACCAAGCATAGGAGCAAAGTATTCTCCAAGAAGCTCGCTTCCGGTCTCTGCCGCTGTTGATACGACAGACTTTCCTATTGCTTCTGCCCCAGTCTGCACATTATCCCTTCCTGCGTATGATACAGTACCATCCTGTTCCGGAGAAACCTGAACATCACCAAGTCCTCTTCTCTGATAGTCTGCTGCTACACGCGCACCGCCAAATGTAGCTGTATGAGCTGCCACATCACCAAGCCCGGCTGCTGTCCTTGCGGCTCCTTTTGCCAGTCCGGTTGTCGCACGTCCAAGTCCCATCTTTGCAGCTTTTTCGGTTGCATACTTGACAAGTGCCTTTGATGCAGGTTTTGTAACGGCCTGAATTGTTCCCATTCCAGCAATCATGTCAAGCATGAATGGGAGTGATTCTGCTGTCACTCCTCCGGCCTTGTATCCTCTTCCAAGGTCTCCTGAATAATACATCTGCGTAGCCGCGTTTGTAACCAGAGCCTGCATAAGAGCATCCTCAGACGGTGAAAGTTCTTCTCCACGGTCTACTTTGTCCATAACCTTCTTAGCGGCAGAGTAGTTCTTAAGGTCCTGCAATCCCATTGCCCATCCATCCAGCGGTGCATCCTTAAATCCTCGTGCGAATCCTGCAAAGAAATTTGTATTACCTTTCTTTTTCGCTTCGTTGGTTATATTCTGAGCCTGTTCTATAAGAGTTGATGCATATTCAAGTTGCTTGTCAGCATCGTTCTGCTCACCGGCAAGGTAAGCCTGTGACATGGTTGAGAATATTCCACCTCCACCGGCAGACTTAACCCTCTGCTGTCTTTCCTTAACTCTCTCCTGGCGTGCGCTGTTGATAAGCTGCCTTACGCTGTCAATCTGTTCCTGATTCTTTGGCTTGAATACGTGTTCAAGTTCCTGCTGTTTCATGTACGGATCATTGTCCGCACGTTCAGCAAGCTGTATTCTCTGCTGTTCGTCCTGAACAATCCTTCCAGGAATATCGGCAGGATTCTCTGCTGACATCGTATTTTGCGGAAGAGGAAGAGTAGAAAGGTCATTTCCACGGCTTCTGAAATAATCAGGTATGTTATTCAGTATTCTTTCTTTTGTTTCAGTCCTCTGAGGATAAGAAGGTGACTGAACAGTAGTTACAACATTACCAGATTCTTCTTTTGCAGGAGGAATAGCGGATTCTCTTTGAACTTCGCCAGATATTCCGCTAACGAAGTTTTCATACGTGTCATTGAATCCGGTTTTGTCTCTCAGAACTTCATATACTTTCTTTCTCGCATATTCACTCGTAGTCATGTCGTTGTCAAAATCCTCATAACTATCCATGAATCCTGTCTTGTTCTTAAGAATGTCGTATATCTTCTTTCTTGTGTCTGCGCTCAT